TTGCTAAGTGGTACCACTTAGCAAAAATAGTGGTCATTTTAGCAATTTTAGAACAGACCATGAATTCTCAAAGTCCCAAAGTTCCTTACTGAATATGGTGGTTGGTTGAAAAACGCCAACTTTTTGCGTTTCAAATATATGATAAAATATCCGAATAAACTATTACTATGACATTTGTGTGCAAACGTTGTGGGTATGAAACAAACATCAAACAATCACTTATTCGGCATCTTAGAAAAATCAAGGAATGTCCGCCTGTAAACGACTCTATTGAACGTATACATCTTATAAATGAACTTCGAACAGATAAACAACCAATTCTATCGAATAAGAAAATGTCGTGTAAGTATTGTGCGCAAGGTTTTGACGACAAAAGCAACATGTACAAACATATGAAGATTTGTCAAAAAAATCCAAAAAGAATTCAGTTTGAATACTTAGAGAAGCAGATAGAAGAATTGAAAAGGCAAATCCAAACGTCGACAAACCACTCTATGCAACAAAATGTTGTTACGAATAACCAAATTATTCAGAATTTCAACATTCAATTGAAAGATTTTGGATTCGAAAAAACGGACCATTTGCCAAGAGGTTTCCTGAACAATTGTTTTGCGAACAAACGTATTGTTGAATTGATTGAGAACATACATTTTGATCAAGAATGCCCAGAAAATCATAATGTTCGTATTCGAAGCACAAAAAAAGAGTACATGGAAGTGTTTGAAAACGGTAAATGGACGATCAAAGACCAAGACCAAATATTGACAGACTTGATCCAAAAAGGATATCGCATTTTGTCTAAACACGGCAAGACCAACCAACAGAATATAATGGAAGAAGAATACTTGGATGAAGAAGACTTTTATGAAGTCTGTGAATGGATGGAAAGTGTGTACGATGATCAAAAAGCGCAAAAACCTTTGAAACGCGATCTTATAATCAGGTTCCTCAACAATCAAGCTACTGTTCTTGCGCGTTGATTGCCCATCCAAAGTTTTTTCTCTTCGTCGCTTCTAAAGTAAAGCATGAGAATATGTCTGTATTTTTGTGTAAATATACCATTCATCACGCTTCTCGTGATTGGATTGTATATTATGTTCACGCCGAACATGACTATCGACGGAGTTATCATCGAAACACCCGGGACTTTGCAATGTTATCATTTGTGCCCATATATGTTGTCGTACACTGTACATAAGACGATATACAATACATCATTGATTTGTCAATCATGTAATAAAAATAATACAAAGGTAACGGTATACTATAATTCCTTTCAACCATCCGAATATGACTTGGATAAAGGCCTTGGTGAACGAAACATCGGCATCTTCTTGGTAATGATTGGTGGAATGTGGTCTTTAATGTTTACTTTCTATGTACACAATTCCTGTTATAATGCAAGAAGTACCACGACAAGAAGAGTACGTGATGCAACTGTCGAAGATAATACCCCCCCGCCACCACCAGAACCAGAACCAGAACCTGCCCAAATAAACCTTGAAACTATATCCGTACAAACTTCGAATATACAACTCGGAGTGGCGGTAACAGAAGACAATAAGATTATCACGCGAATCATCCAACAACCGCGGTAAACTTTGCAAGTTCTCTACGTTGTTTGATATACTCAACGAGCAAAAGCGGAGAAAACAACACCGCAAAGAATGCGGTGATACACTTGTCTAGGACCGGAGTCGTCATTATTATTATTGTATCTCGTTGGTGTTTATATGGATTTGACTTCGATAGCTAGTAAAGAATGCGTTACGCCTCGTATTTCTTCTTGAACGCTTCCACAGACATGATCTTCAGCCCGAGATCCCTAGCCTTTTTCATCTTGCCCGAATCTTCGTTAGGGTCCTTGCAGACGATAATGCTCGTGTTCTTGCTCACACTAGTGGTGATTGTTCCACCACGATTCGTGATGAACTCTTCCAGCACTTTATCACGGAACCCAGTAAAGACGATTTTCATGTCCGCGAATACAGTAGGCACCGGCGATCCGACGACAATAGGCTTTTTGCTGAGAGCACCCGGTGCCGAAGCGCATTTAAAATCATTATCATCCGCAAACTTGAAGAAAGCCCCCAAGTGAGAAAGGAACTGTTCCGCTGTGGTCTTTTCGATACCCTTGACCGCCAGTAACTCTTCCATGGAAGGTACTTGACGTGTCTCGAGGATCCCCGGGCATGACTTCGCGATAGCTTCTAATTTCTTCAGACCGATGCCACGCCCAAATACGTTAGAGGCATCCATGAGTTTCAAGCAGTCGAGGGCCGCTAGTGCCTCGTCAAGGGCCGCACGAGTCTTCTCTGCAGATTTATCTTTGATACCGTCCGCTTTCAAGAGGTCTGCTTTAGTCGCTTTGAAGATCGCCCGTGGTGTGGTCAGGCCCGCATCAAACAGCTTTTTCACTGTACCAGGACCCATACCTGCCACATCCAGTTTCGAAAATAGGTTCTCCAGGTTCTTTTTCATAACTTCTGTAGATTCACCCACTTGATCTTTAGCCAACATGATATCCACGCCGCTTTTGGACCAGATGTATGGTACTTCCGGCATCTGTGGCTCAGAAGGTTTCAATACCTCTTTGACATACGGAATCACTTGGCCGCTCCGAATGATGACGAGTTTCGCCCCTGGTCCGATCTTGTTGTCTTTGATATATTTGCCATTGAACCCGGTCGCGCGTTTGATCACGACCCCGTCTAATCTCACGCCTCCAAAGTTGACGACGGGAATCAGATAACCATCTTTGGATAGGTTCCATTCCACATCAGTCACGAGCACTTCGGCTTGTTCCATGGTATGAATCGACTTGAACGCGAAAGCATACGTCGGATTCCCGCTCGTCCTCTTATAAATTGCGTCGTTGGCCACCACGATACCATCGATCTCGAATTCGCCATCTTGTCTTCGCCTGACCAATTGATCCGATAGCTTGTCGACGGTCAAGTCCTTTGGAATCACCATATGATCCGCGACTTTGTAGCCCGAAGCATGCAGTTGTGCGAATTGCTCGCTCGGTTTCATTTTTGGATGAACGACTTCATATGCGACGAATTGCACCATTTGTACCAGCGTCAGGTCTGGTGTCTTGGCATTCACTAGACCGGCGACCATGTTCCTAGCATTTGCGCCCCTATCTTTCACCTTTTCAAAGTCGGCTTTGGACATGATGAGCTCGCCACGCACGGCGTGTTCAGCATGACCACGGAAACCAGGGATTCCGCGAATAAAAGTGAGCAGGTGACTGATGTTCTGACCGACCTTGCCATCACCGCGCGTATACATCTTCAACGTGCACCCCTTCCAATGTAATAGCGCAGAGATCCCATCGAGCTTGTCACTGAGCACATACGGCCCGGTATGATCTGATGCAACCCACTTTGCTAGGACTTTTTCGTCGGTTTTGATCTTTTCCAGGCTCGCCATCACGTATGGCAGTTCTTCTTTGCGCGCATCGTCACCTGCCACCGCCGCTCCGATGTTACGTAGGATAGGATGATCCGGTGCTTTTTTTTCAAGATATTCCTTGATGATATCGAACAGCTCGTCCGAAAACAGAGGCGCTTTGTTATAATATTCATGATTGGCCTTTTGAATCAGTGCGGCGACATCGTTGACGCTCATGGACTGCAAAACTACCAAGGGGTCTTTCTTCAACCGCGTGAGAAAAGCCTTGTTCATCACCACCATTTTATATATTTAAACACAAAAGTACTTAAACAGTGTTCAACTTTTATCTTTCATGGACATCACACCGACTTTAATACACATCATATCATACCTATATAACTACTATTTACACATGCTAGCGTATATCGCGCGCAAATACGAAGCATTAAAGGCATGGACCTTCGATGGCCAAGTCTTTTATCGAGCAGTGATCACCCGGAATCACCACACCTTGATGTATCGCTATGATACGTTTTGCTATGTCATGATTCTGGCCGCTCTTAAACTCTTATCGTTGAATACTCTCGTGCTTATGGAAACTCCCGATAACATCGTGACGCATGCCGGTGATGCTGTGAATATATATGCTTTCTATCAAAACGGGAAAATACATGGGGTGTTAACAAGGGGGCTAGAGGACGAACGAACTCGTGTGCATCCCGTGCTTTATGTCATGATCGACAATGTCATAAACGTCACGCAAGAGTTCGAGTATTTCAAACGATATATCAATGCGATGGAGCTCTCCGCCATAGAGCTCATGGAGCTGTTATGGGTCTTCAAACACCGTCACGAAACCTACGTCCATTATCCCCCGATGATGACGACGATATCGATCTTGTACGACCGCACATACCAAGAACAAGTTTTCTCAAACGACGATGTTGTTCTACTTGCTTAGACGAAAGGCGCTCGTGTTGGCGGTATCATAGCTTTCGAACTCAGCATCCATGCTTGATGAAACGACCACGGCGCATGCGTGATCCTGGGATCTCGACGCAATTGCGTGATTTTAGCGGTGGAGTCTAATGGTTCGAAGTGTGTGGTTTTTAAGGCGACAAGATTGATCAAATGCGGAAACATGCATTTCTTCAAATACAATACGCGTTTTTCCTTGATCAAAAATCCCAGGTAATCTAATACTTCGATGAATGTACACAAACTCATTTCGGTGCTATGATTCTTTTTGTGTTGTAGGTATACATCGATCACGTTCATACCAGCATCTCGATCCAAGGTAACCTCGTAATGTCCATACATCGTTTCGAGTATTCGTTTGATCTCTTTGCTTTTTGCCGGCTTGGCACACGATAAGAACTTGCGCCCCGTATACATCCGGTATAGGTATTCATCAAGATTAGATGGAATGGCTATACTCTCTACTATATTTTGTAGATTACTCACTGCCGATGGGAATGTCTTGATATCGGTGATAATAGCAGGATCGATGCCATATAGAGTGAGATTATCTAGAAATGGCAAGTAAGTGTCGTCGAATACCGCAATACTCTCTTTAGTACTTACTTTGACGAGCACATAGCACTCTTTCGGAAGGACGTCTTTTACGGGTGTTTTCTCCAAAAATTCCCGTTCCATGGCCATAGGACATGCGTAGATTGTTGTGATGCCGGTTTGTGCCGCTAACTTTCTTGGTTTGAAAGCACAATGACCATCATCGCGAACACTGTCGCATAAAAACGCATAGGACACAATCGAAAAGGGCTCTGGGTCGCACCGTATTGGCTCGTCGGTGTTAGTGACTTTATTCTCGTCTTTGAAGTATTTGGCTACTTTTTTAATCTGGTCTTTGATATCTTGCAAGATTTTTTCGTTGTCATTGACTATCTCGTATGCGACTGGTACGACATCTTTGTTAGGTACGACTTCGGCGACTGGTACGACATCTTTGTCAGGTACGACATCGGCGACTGGTACGACTTCTTTGTTAGGTACGACTTCGGCGACTGGTACGACATCTTTGTCAGGTACGACATCGGCGACTGGTACGACTTCTTTGTTTGGTACGACTTCGGGGACTGGTACGACATCTTTTTCTGGTACGACTTCTTTGTCATGTACGACATCTTTGTCAGGTACGACTTCTTCGCCAGGTACGGCTTTTGCGACAGGTACGATATCTTTGTCAGGTACGACTTCTTTGACCTTGTTTGGTTTTATGTATTCCCGGGCGATTGTACATCGTATTTTTACTTGGTCATAAAGCCACATGTTGAACTTTTTGCCAAGCTCGTATACCGTCGTGTCATGCACACCAGACTCACCAAACTCCAATGTGTTTACAAAGGCCGTAGGAAACACATAAGACCATCGGATCCTCGCCGTTGGCGCCACCAAACGACGATAGAGCGTTTCAACCCGTCGAACATCGGATATGTTTTTTATACATCGAATGTGCGTAGAGTCCACACCAAACACGATATACATTCTTTACACATGCTCACGTGAAATAATCCGAGTAAGTAAACGCAAAAAAGATATAAGGCCAGTATTATAATACTACTCAATGACGAATGATGATTCGTTTTTTAACGACTTGTGGTGCATCTACTTTCACGATCCCTTAGACATAGACTGGACGAACAAGAGCTATAGGATGATGGGGACGATATCGAGCATCGATGAATATTGGCAGCACTTTCATGCTTATTCCACACATGTTCATCAGGGTATGTTTTTCATCATGCGCGAACATATCTTTCCCTGCTGGGATGACCCAAATAACATCAATGGAGGCTGCCTCTCCATCAAAGTCCTCAAAGATCATGTGCAAGAGTTCTGGGAGGACCTGAGTTGCAAGCTCCTAGGAGAGACGCTTCTTCGACCGGAACACACACACCAATGGGATAAAGTATGTGGTATTTCTACGAGTCCAAAGAAACACTTCTGCATCATCAAGTTATGGGTGGCCGATCAGGTTCTCAACGACAAGTCATTCTTTGATATCATACCCCTTTATTACGGAGATATCATATTCAAATCGAACAAAGAAAACATAGCAGCAGAACGTGGATAGGCGAGTTTACACCATTCACTGCTGCCCTGATTGTGGCACGAGACATAGTTTGACCTCACCCAGGGACGCGACCATATAACGGATGAGCAGTGGGTAATCGTTCTTCAAAAACAACTCCACCGTACTGCATAGGTTCGTACATTTGGTGAATAGCACCAGATATTTCAGACTAAACACACCTTGCACGATTTCGTTATTGTTTTTATTGCCTCCATTGCTCTCGGTATCCACGATGACCGTTTCCTGAGAGCAAAAATCGCCCTTGCAACTCAGGATGAGCTGATTGCCGATATTCTTGATTTCGACGGCATCTGCGATGTTGTGCATATCACGGCAGATCTTCTGAAAGTCTCCGCTCTGTAGGATAATCTCATAGTTGAAGTCGGCGGGATTGATCATGATCTTGGGGTTATCAAGATCCAAGAGATTCAACTTGTACATGGTCTTAGTGTTTTTGTCCCCATTCTCGATTTTGATGCCGAGATGATTCAGGTCGTCTTTTTCTATGAAAAGCGTCAGGGTATCGTTGCTATTGATGGTTCGAATGAGCTTGTAAAAGTTGAGCATATTGACCCCGATGGTGATTTTGCCATTGCACACATAATGTTCAAACTTGCTGGCTTCGAGCTTTAGATGCACCAAGACGATCTGCAGATTATCCATCGATACGATCTTCATACCGTCCTCATCAAAGTCGATACATGTATCGGTTAAGAGCTCTTTTAAGGCCTCTACAAGCACCTTGAAAGCCGATGCTTGTACCGTACGTATCTCCAAAGCGTAATGCTGTTCACCACTCATTTTTATAAGTATGCGTCCACGAATGTCTTAAGTGCTTTTTCGCTGGGCCGTCGCTTCACGTAGTCTTTCCAAATAGATCTGTTCTTTTTCGGCCATGATGGTACGGAACTCAGTGAGACGTGGCGCAACGGGCGTTTTCTTATTACGATCTACACATTCTTTATAATTCATGAGGGTCATGATGGTCGATGTGATATCTTGTTTTTCTGCATAAATCTCGCGAATCTCAGCTTCGCTGCATCCTGTTTGGTTCGCAATGATTGCGATATCGTGTTCATCCATGTTTGTATATTCAGCCTATAAAAAAACACGATGTTCAAACACATATAAGAGTCACGCGGAAAATATCATATATGGATGAGATTGACGCCATCATAAAGCAGTTGCGAGAAGCCATCTCCCAAAGTATCTCACAGCTACAAGACAAAAATGACGCTCTCACATGTAAGGTCAAGACACTCGAAGAGGATCTCGGAGGGTTCGCGAAAGTCTCTTACGTAGTGAGTCTGGAAAGTGAAAACAGAAGACTCAAAGAAGATCTCGCGATGTTGCGTGCACGGACAAAATACATTGAAAAAACTATCAAAGATGTGGTATACTTCGTGTCCGACGATGAACACAAGTATATCTACGAAAAATTAGGCGTTGCCGATATTGGTGAGAAACTCGGACAGATATGCAAAGGTGAAGATGGAAAGTCACGAGCTATTTGGTATTCATGACATGAAGATCCATCGTGGACTCGATGGAGTTTTTCACATCGAAAAGGGGTTTGGTGCGGCGAAATAGAACTTGCTCTTTATACTTGTTGATGCGATCGTGATCTACGGGAATATACTTGAGATTGTTCTTCAGATCGTTTTCGTTGATTTCCTCGAGCTGTTGTGTAATAGATGTCATAGGTGGGAAATTGATATTGATGACACGGTTCGTGTTGGTGTAATTACGAAACTGCTCGATGTCGATGAAGCCACCGAACTGCTTCAAGGAAAGACGATCCGGTGCAGGTTTGACCTGCGTCTTGTAGCCGATATGGCGACTGAGAAGATTGATGAGGTTATATCGCTCCCACATCTCATCGATATTATGATTCATCTTGAAATTATAAGCCGTCGCGCACTCGAGGCTACAGAAGCACCCATACACATCAAAGTTGCCGTTTTCGTACCGGATGGGAATACCAAATGGCGACGTATCATACTTGTTGCAACACCAATAGCATTGAATCGATGTGTTCATCGGCCATTCGTTATTTTTATTCTTTTCTTCGAAATCCTTCAAGAGATCTACGACGCGCAGGTTCCTCCGCGGATCTTCGCCGTTCTTGACCTTCACATCATTCACGCTGCCCAGCGCCTTATAATAGTCATGATTGTAGGCATAGGGTTCTTCGTCATCTTCGAATGTACATAGATCCGTCTTGGCGTCTTTTACGTTCAATTTCACGATGATATTGTCATCTTCGGAGGACGCTTGACTCATCGTTGATGCGATCTCAACGGAATTGTAGACCGCCTTGGGCTTCCTGCCCCTTTTGACGACGGGTTTGCTAGTGGCTGTCGTCGGCTCACTTGGTGTTGTCTCCGCAACCATCGCGGCCGCAGCCGTCGCCGCTGTTTTCTTGGATTTTGCCATTACTCATATACGTGTCATGTGCTTATATCATAAAGCTAATAATCTGCATGACGGTCGTCTTCCCACACAAATATCGTATCTAAACTGAGACCATAAATGGCGAGCACTTGATCCATTTTTGGGATCCTCTGTTTGATCAACGGTGGCAAGATGTGTCTGATGAATTGATATTGATTATTCGTGTACGGTGTTATTGTTTTTGTTGCTTCACAATACGTCCCTTGAGTCTTTGGCAGGTATGCATAGTATTCGTCCAATTTGCGTTTCTCGTTCAACGTCATGTTGCCGCCTTTGTCGTCGATCTTGTATATTTTAGGTATGGTGATGTAGAGAGTCTCCATTTATTTGATGGTGATGAACAAAAACTAGAATAGCTGGAATTTTACACATTTCGGATTGCTTTCGAGTTTTACGAAATTTATGCGGTCCTTGAACTCCGCCACAAATTCCCGCGATAGCTTTTGATACTGAGAAATCTGCCCCCAATTGATTTTGTCGAGATGCTTCCGTATCAACCACTCTGGCAAGTCTTGGTATTCGCATACCGCATACCAATCAACGACATCGGCGTGTTCATCGATGTACTCCGGCGTCAATGTTTGATATCTACAAATGATATTGTTGGGGAGTTTATGCGCTACCATGGTCGTGAGGTCGAGACGCTGCCATTTTACCACCTCATGAACGTTCATTCGGTGTATGTTTTCCAAAACAAACTCCTCCGAAAGTGGGATCTCGCCTTTTGATAGATACATCCAGGCTTCTCTATCAAGAGCAAACGCCATGTGTTTTCGAATGTAGTCCTCTGTTGGTTTGCAATACTTGAGCAGGCACACCAAATTCGTCTTTTTGCAATGCCGTAGAGCTTCCTGATATTTTTGAGGCAAATAAAGCTGATGATAACATTTCTCCACAAAGATGTCTTGAAACTGCATTACGGCATTTCTTATCTTATCGTCTCTGTCTTCGAGAGATTCTATCTCTTTTATCGTATACCCATGGAGCAACTCGGGAAAGCAAGTGGAGGTAACAATCTTTGGAAAACAAGTGGGGGATTGAACGTGCGGTAACGACAGTAACGTGTATCGTAGTGCTGTTTTTAGTGGAATAAGTCCCATATATTCACTATATTCTTCCGGAGATACAGCGGGTCTGCACACTATGTCCCATTTGATATGATGATGGAATTTCTTGACGAACTCGATGTCCTTCACATATAAACGACTTTGCGATATATAGTCCCAATCCATCTCATCGGCATATTTTACAAGAGTCTTGAGGCTAAATGGCGGCACCTTCGAACATATCTTGTGCCAATCCAGGGGTGTTGCGGTGGCGATCTCACACAAATCTTTTTCTGTGAGAGTTCGAGCCTCGATCAAGAGTTCCAAAAATACAACATCGTCGAGCTCACACTTTCCACAGGTCCCACCACACATGCACGAAGAAACGGAATCGACCACTTTGAACAATACATTCGGATCTCTCCTGATCATGTCAAGAGCGGCGCGTTTGTCATGCGCCAAGGCACTCCAGTTTATGCTTTTCGGGAATGACTTTGATTTTGCAGCATGACTCCCTTTCCTGAACCACTCCCAATCGTCCATCGTAGAATGTAATTCTCTTTTATACATACGGCTTATATCACTTTTTAGGTTTCTTTGGCAGGGTTGACTTTGACGTGGACGACTTTGATTTCTTCTTGGCCCCACCCTGTGTCAAGGCGGCGTTGGCATTCGCCACCACTTCTTGGATATCACGTGCCGCCGCATCGACGCGTTGGCTCTTGGCCGAGCTATCTTGAAGTTCAGGGTGGTGTGAATAGTAATCCTTCAGGAAAGACGATTGAGAAGTAAATGTTTGTTGGAGGTTTTTGATATGATCGCTCGTAAGTTGTTGGAGGTAGTCGAGACTGCTAGGGTCCGATTTATCTCGAGCGATGGCCGCATTGAAAGAACTCAGTTCATCGCGCAACGTTTGGAACAGGGCCATGTAGGAATGCAAAAGATTCGTCACATCCACCATCACCTCCAAGTTGCTCTTGAAATTTGCCGCCATCACCCTGTTCATCTGCTTTTCTTTTTTGTTTTTCTCTAACTCTGACTTGTACTGAGCGTAAGATCCCTTTAGCGATTGGATGATGTCTTCCACTTCAGCCTGAAATTGCCGGGAACTACCAAGATTGACACCGATCACCTGATCACCTTGGGTCATGGTTTTCTGTGTGATGATTTTCCGCATCTCAGCTTCCCATCGCTCGACTTCTGCCGAAGTATTAGGTGAAAGACGAGGTGCTGCAGAGGTTGGAGCCGCCGGAGCATCTCTTTGACCTGTGAGCCATCTGAATAAACCGCTCATTTATTCTAATAGCATATAATTTTCCATCACAAGCTATATGCCAATGATGCGATGCCACCATGGATCTTGAGTATATTATAGCTCGACGCAAACATCATGAGGTCATAAGCATACTGGGCCGTCGCTGGCGTGATAAGTTTACAGGCGAACTGGAACTTCTCGATGCGTGAAAAGTTACAGCTCCCCGATGGTTGCACGACGCCGTTCTTGGGGTCAAGAGCAAACGTGAACATGTATATACCTTCTTTTGGATCGCCTTGATAGTGTTGAAACGGAATGAGATAATTGAAGTATTGCGGTTCTTTGTCCTCCATGCGCGGGATACCATTAAAGAGGAAGCGCGCATTCACCAGGATGTTCTTCGCACCATCCATAAACTCAAACCATTTGTTGAAGGCATTCGCATCCGTACGGCGAAAGACCCAAAAGACATCTTTGACGAGGTTCTGGAGTTTGATATCGACCACGTTATGTTCTACCAATTTAAATCGCTCCACCTGTGTCGTCTGCTCGATGAGATATTCCAAGGGGCGATGAACGAACATCGTGCGTTCTTCTTTGTCCAGAAACACGTAATTCACTTCCAAGCGTGCCTGGATATCTAAGAGAGTATCCATCCGCATATAACGACGGAACTCGTTCACCACAAAGTTTTTGATATGATGTCTCGGGTTGTCCAAGTTGGGGGCTTGGTATTCGGCGATGGTCGTCCCTGCAAGATAGTATTGCAATTGATACACTTCTATGATAGGACGCAGTTCGATCGTCACTTCGACGTCCATGTATTGGAGGGCGACGATCGGAATGGCGCTCGAGAACTCCCGATTAAACCAAAACTGCAGGGGCACGAAACACTTGTGAGCAGGGAGCGTGGGATTCGCCGCCGAACCCTCTTCGGGGTAAATCTTGGTAACGCGAATGGCATTATCTCTGTAGATTTTCTCCAAGACCTGTTCCTTGAAAGGGTTGTTAAGAGCGGTGATGTTTCCTATCATCTTGTTATACATCTCCCGCCTGAAAGATGGCAGATGCGCATGGTTGTATAGATGCATGAACTCGCCACTCTGTCTATCCACTATCACGTTGCCGATACTAATCGTGACATTATTGATGATGGCTTCGCCTATGTTTTCGACCCAACGAAATCGTGTGAAGCTATCACTGAGGATGGGTGGTAGTTCAAAGACCAAATATATCTGTGAAACGAGGTCACCAGAACGTGGAATCTTGGCTTTAAGGATGGTCGGTTGGAAGATGTTGGCATCCGTCCTGTTCAAAGAGACGGCGATGCTCTCGATAGAAAAATTACTATGGGTTTTGTAGACTTTCTTGAAAAACGTGAGCGCTGGATTCCCCATGAGATACTTGTTTTGAGAACCCCAAGCGCTAAGTTGAATGCTGCCACCACCCATATTATATTATAGCCCGGTGTAATTGCTTAGATTGTTTTTCTCTCACTATAATCAAAATGACATCATGTGATATATTTTACACCGGAATCGGTGCGACTCCAGGTGGTTGTCATACCGTTCAATCTTTCTTGGAGGCTGCCAAAGATGTGGGACAATGCCACAGCGCCAATGATCGTGCCTGTGTCGAACAGTTGATCGAGTGGGCCGGTGCTGTGAAGGCCCGCGCATTACCGCACTATAGCCACCTACCAAAGACCATACAACGTGAGCTTCTCAAGTATTGGACAGAGGAAGAGTTACAAGCGGGCACCGTAATTGCTACGATGAATGGTTTTTTTGCTCTCATCAGCGCCAAATATGTTGATATCGATCAAAAGTCGCCATCTGGTCGCAAATTACTGAATTATGTGAAAAAGCTATAATCAATAGTTGTAAATATCCATCTTGTTATAGGCGCTTAGATAAGCGGGTTTGCTCTTGTTCTTCGCTACAAGAACCGCGCTATGTGATGGGGGTCCGCGAGCATATACATCCGCGACGTTTTTGTGTGTGAGAGCGTAGTTGTAATAGCGAATGTTCGCTAGCTTGATGAAATCGTTCGAGTTTGTCATCGTCGGCAAAATGTGCAAATCGCCTTCGTTTTGTTTCAGGAAGTTGTTGCGTAATTGAAGATCACTTGAGGCTTGTATCTGATGTTGCGGGAAGTCGTTGAGGTAGAAATTAAATCGAATACCATTCTCGGCACTATCGAGAGTGCTGTAGTTATCCTCGAAAACGAACGTGAATAGGAACCAATTGAGGGGTAGGAGACTCATCACATTTTGGCGTATGTTCGCATCTGCAATGGATATGATAGGAATTTCGTAATTGAGAACTTTGTTCGTGTTGATTTGCACTTTGATCTCTTTATAGGAGTCGCCAAATTTGATGAGAGGGCACTTGATCATATAATCTGCATTGTCGCCGTTCGTCAGACGTTTCTTTGTAGTGATATCATATAGAGCCGTCTTGTATTTGCGATCATCACCTTTGAGCAATATCACCTGGTCTTTGAAGGCTTCATTATCGGTGTTTTCGATGCGCATCCAAAATTGATAGGTGAATTGGGCACCCCCTGATGTGTTGATCGATTTGCCGATCTTACGGAAGTTATCGGAGAAAGCATTTATGGTATTGAATGACATCTTGGCAAGGAATGAAGAGTTAGCCCAGCCATCAACGATCGTGGTCATCTCGCGAGGACGCACCACAACCGATTTCTGGGAGACGATGGCATCGACGTTGAGAACGATGAGCGTAATCACATACAAGATTGCGACGACCACGATGCCAAATATAACTTGTACCACTGTATTGAGCGTTGATCCGCCTGCTTGTACTGTGACTGGCATGTTTATTATCTTCTAAGAAAAAATAATTAGTTTGTAGATTGGTATTCGTCGATTTTGTACACTGGCGAACGAACACCATAAGATGAAATACCCAGCATCGCCAAGAAATTCCTGGAGAAGGGGCCGTGGACATAGATTCGTTTGACGTCATTGATCGAAATCGCGTAGTTGAAGAACTCCAGGTTGCTCAGATATGAACTAGGGGGGGCGGCAGGTCCAAACTTGCCCATATAAAGCGTGCCTTGGGTTTTCTCGATGATGAGATTATGAGTGATCGTGTTGCCGCGGGCATCACGTTCCGGTTCTTTCAACATCTTATATTCGTCCGTTGTCTTCACGCTATAGATTTCCCCATCGATGAATGTGGTGACGAGTTTGTTATCCACGACCATGACGACATGGAGCCAACGTTGCATGGGCACATAATCGATCGTGATGATCATGTGTTTGTGTGTTTCAGGTGTATCTAGCGTGTGCTTCTTGTTGAGAAAGTAAGAACGGTCCAAGATATTTTGGGGTGTGGTATTGTAATCGACGATTGTGCCATTGGTCAGGTTTGACCCTTGAGTACGGATCACGAGGTACATGCTATTGTTCTTACCGTCCATCATGACGATGGGATTGGCATCACTCAGACTGGATTGCGATGAACCACGATAGAATATCATCTTGGGAATGGGACTACCATCCGAGTTGACTGTTTGGTTGAATGAATCGATATATAGCCAGAAAGAGTATGTGTATTCACGCCCTACCACTGGATTGGGAATATCACTGGCTTCTACCGATTGCGGTGTCGTCATCTCGTCCAATTTGACAGGTTTCCTGAGCAGTTGTTTTCCTTTGAGATTCGAAGACCTCAACGAGAAAGTGATCCATATAATGACAGCAATAAAAGCCAGGGTGATGATCGCAATCAGAATGATAATCGGGCCTTTATCACCTAGAAATTTTTTCATCACACCCTTGCCTTTATCTATAGCGCCTTTAGCCGCATCACCCGGCGATGACGCCGTAGGAGCGAGTGGGGGTGCGTTACCAGTAGTAGCCATTTTATATATAACCAGAGAAATAATTACGTGGCAAAGTACTTTACATAAGTTGCGACAAAGTTGTTTTCGTCCGCGGACAAGGTTTGTTTCCGTTGTTTGTCGTTCAGCGTTATACTACGATCCGCCAGCAATATCTTGGACTCTAAGCTCAGACCGGGTGTGATGCTCCTTAACCGTTTCCCCATGATGTTTTTATGCGATATCTTGCTGAGGATTTGGGAAAAGGCGACAGTGGTATCTTTCGGTTCAGGCGTTCTAGGGAGATTCATGAGGACGGCATTGGCCCCCATAAATCGCATGTGATAAATGAGGTCCCATAACGCCCACTCGTGATTCTTACACATGAAATCCTCGAGAACTGTGCTGTCCATGTATATATCGACGATAGAGGCATACGTTTTCATGGCGAGGGACAAATCCTTGGTGCGATTGAGATAGATCTCTTCTGGGATGTTTTCGTAATACATGCACGATGCGATATTTGGTTCTTCGTCGATGAGATAAAATGTATCCTTCTTCGTGAGCGGTTTCGAAAGAAGGCGACGGATGGTCTCGAAGATGTTCATGTTTTTGAAGACAGCCTCCTCTTCGTTGTGACCATTGATGGCCTCAGCCATCGCTTCTCGTATGTTCCCTCTCGTTTTATGGCATGCCTTGAGAAGTATTTCAACATCGTAGTCGAAACCACCACGCTCGAGCATACGCATTAGATGCGCGAAACATTCTTTTTCTGTGGGCAGGAAGAGTTTGATCGCTTCCGCGTGTTTCTTCAGGTCTAATATCTTTTTTTCGTCGTTTTGATTGCATGTGAATATGCAAGGGATCTTGGCTTTGGTATCTTGTGCAACTTTGATGAAGAACGATAGCGATGTCTTATCATTGTGAATCATGACATCGATGTCGTCGAATATTATTGCCTTTTTCCTTTTATCAAAGAAGGATGTGATCGTTTTGTCGGCGATGAACGAGGGAATGCTCTCTAAATTCTCTTTCGTCACGACGAGCGTATTGTAATCTGTGCATAAAAGATTAGCGACGGTTGTCTTGCCTGACCCCGGCACTCCAAGAATAATAATGCTATGATTGATACGAAAAGCTTCACGCATTCTATTGATCTGGGCACGATTCCCAACGATATCATTGAGTGTCTTGGGCGAGTATCGACTCAGGATGTCCATGGTTCTTGTCTTGTCTAAGAGCTACACACATATATCAAATTTTTTCAACTGATGTATGCATCGCAACGCGCTTGAACACCGCTCCAAGGAATTTGGCTATAAGCGATGAAGGAGTCATTACGTCCGAAGATGGCCGCACATTTTCCGGCATTATCTTTCAAGGCTGCCGAGTTTGCAATGACTAGGTTATCAAATTTGTCGTGTGCGCTATCAGTCGAGTAACTGGGATTGTGTGTGTCAGGGAAGCTATACGAACCTTCTACAGGCAGAATCTTCATGATATAGTTGACTTTATTTTTGTCTTGTACGATGTACTCATTCGAGCAGATTTTTTTGTCACCAACGTTACGTTCGATGTAATAATCGGGACATGATGTAAAGTTGATTGTGAAATTCTTCTGGTTCTTGTATTTGTTCTTTTCTTTCTCAGCGAGGACGATCTGAGTGATGGTGACGATGATGATCAAAAATATACCGATCTCGACTGTTATCAAAAAGGGGAATAACTTGGCAGCGGGTTTGAAAAACATGAATATAAGAATTCCAAGGGAGACGATGCCCGAGATAATGGTAAACACGAGTGTATTGAAATACGCGATCCTTTGTTCAGCATCGACCATGTTTTATTATTACCGCATAAAATTATTGTGCGCTTGTGGTAAAAAAGCCCATTGGGAGTTGATGGACCAAAAATCCAAAGAACTTTTGAATGTAGGCAAAGGGCTGATTCGGATCTTTCAGCGTGTCCCGTGGCAACGTCCCCGTCCATAGCGCCCAAAAAAAGGGCAAGAAACAGAGCGATAAACGAAAATCACGTATATACACCGTATAATCATACTCCATTCCCATCTCCTGAAGACGATAATAATAATAGTGTTGGATAAGGATCGACCATTTGATACATGTTTCGAGGTCCATGTGTCCAAGCATCAGCATCACGATATCGGTGACGCCTTTGCCATGGTGAATATTAAACCAATCTGCGAAACAAATATCCAAACAATCGAAGAGCACCGATCCATGGCGTATGCCACCATGACATAACGTCATGGGCTTCAGACTAAGAAAATCCGCTATGTAATCGATGTTGATGACGATCGATTCCCCTAACGCCTTTTGTTCATCCGTGAGGAGAGCCGACCATTTCATCACGAACTCGCCCCATGTTGTTTTTATAAAGGTCGTGATATCTTTGGTCGCAGTTGCGTTATCTACCCCCTTTTTGAAAGGTTGTTTGTTCCAAAACTTGACGTGTATGCGAATGAGCTGATCTATGACTTTCAGACATGTTGCCAAGGAGATTGGGTATGATATGGGCGTCATCCCACGGGTTCTCATGTCTTCGAGTACAATACCTCTGGTTCTGAACCCCTCATCATAGATGATACCGTAAAACGGCGGGGCATTGATATCCAAATAATTTACTATCTTTTCGTAAAAGTAATATTCTCGCTCATACAACGCATGTGCTTTTGCCTTGGTATGCCAACATGTGTTGATGCGCGGTTCCAACTTGATGACCGTGTTGAGTATCGTTTTGTCTTTGAGCAGGATATCGACTTTGTATACATCATAGAGGCATCCTATGCGCTTCTCCAAGATAACGATATCAAGGATGTCATAAAGGGGTTTCATGCTATTCTCGATGAGACTTTTGGTATAAGTATGGTTCATTTTACGAGTGTGTTCCTTAAAGAGGTTCGCCATATTGAAGCCATTGAACACGTTGATATTCGTAGTGACCCCTGAGTTCGCAGCGGCGTCTCCCATACCAACCGATATGATGCATGCAGGGGCGATGGCCTTGGCGCTTCTGATTCCTTCTATAGAGCTTTCGAAAACATAGGCCTTCTTGCTCGTAATATTAAAGAGTTTCAACCCGGATTCGTAAGCGGTGGGTCCGGTGGTGATAATATGGTCAACGCTTTTACTCGCTTTGAGAAGCCCGAGCACAGCTTTGGTGACAGGTCGTCCAATACTTGATATGATGCCGATGTGATGCCCGCGACTCTTGGCATAACGCATAAAGTCACACGCACCTGGTATCGACGTCACTTTATCGATGAGTTTATAAAACACTTCGTTCTTCTTTTGAACGATTGCATCCGCTACTTTGGGATTGTTTGGAAGCAAGTATTCTACAACTTTTTGATCATTTCTGTTTTTTATGGAGATATCATATGTTTTGTTGGTGAGAATCATGTGGTAAGGTTGAAGCGCTTCGTACCACGCTTGAAAGTTGATATCATCGATAGTGGCAACGGATTGTATGTTAAAAAACAGAATGACGGTCTTGTCAACATAGCTTTTGATATGGTTCGGGGACGATAAAAAAAACACCTGCTCCCTTTTGACTTCGCTTGCAATGACTTTATGACCGCTTGTGATCATCGTTCTTATGAGATCTTCAATCGACACGATGGCATTTTTACAAAGCTTGTAAAGCTCGTAAGAGTTGGCGAAAAATATCGCACCCGTCATTGCGTTTTCGCTGATGCGCTGATGAGCAATGACATCTTGTACTATCGCGGTGCTTGTGTCATATTTGATATATGCATATTGTTGTTTGATATCGGTCGTATCTGCAGCATAACCCATCACTTCTTTGAAAAAGTATACGGTGGGTTGTGTGCATGTTCTAGCTGTTTCCATGATATCAACGGTATAGAAGGTATAGGGGTCGAGCAATATGATGCTATTGGTCGTCTTAGGAACCATTTCGAAACCTTTGGCGATGGCTTCCGGGACGCTCATGACCTCACTGATCCGAACGAGATGGGCGAGAGAATATCGTGAGGATAATATCGGAGCAAAGTTATTTGTGTCTAATGACATATGATATACGATAATCAATCTATCCTTGGACCAGTTTATGTCTAAATGGTCGATGCAATAAAATATAATAGGTTTATTGAATACTTTGACGAGCGGTTGCGGATCGACAGATGAGTGCTTCGTCGGTAGAGTAATATAAACATCCATATATTCTTGTCTTACATTATGATGTTTCTGTATGACGCATTGAAAAAAATTTGATTGCGCCGCGTCTCTTCTCATCTAAGAAACCACACCATGTTCCACCTCATCACTACCGCTATTCAGCAGTATCTCGAGAATGTTTCATGCGATGACGTCAAGACTATACTCGATCAAGTCAACGATAGCGATAGCTGGAATGCGTTCATCCACGATACTAGAACCTATGTCGAAGACGCCCTGTTCCGCAAAGAGTTTGCCCAGAATTGTCAAACGATGTCCTCGGCTACGCTCTTCGATCTAAAAGACCATCCGACCTTTGGTGCCATGACAGCAGAAGAGCTAGAGGCGCGAGCAGAGCGCCGCAAAGAACGCGAAGAATTGCTCGCGTCCTTGCAACCTGACAATGGGCAAATTATAGGACGGTTCGTGCTTAGCGACTGGCGGCCGCCGCTCCCCTTGGAAGCCAATCTCTCAGAAGAAGAACTTGCCGAGGTAAACCAAACACATCACACGGTTTATACATGGGCACTCGATACCTTCTTCGCAGAAGCGTTCGAACAGAAAAAAGATTATGATAAGATCGCCTACACGTCGGACCGGCTTCCGTGCATCATCGACTATCTGGTAAAACACAACGAATCTGGTTTGCTCGCAGTCGTCTGTGATATCGTCGTAGATTACTGGCGAAACATGCCGATCACACCCGATATCGGAATTGCATGGTACTTATCGATGGCTCGAAATATGATGTGTTTATCGCGCGAACACCCCGCTCACTTTCCGTCTAATGCACAAAACATAGATATCGTCAAGAGATATCTCATCGCCTTGCAATCATTCGAGTTCGCCCCGCTCTCTTATGCGCTATGCATGCTCCGCATGCTCGGAATAAATGATGGGTTTGATGAATTCGAGGAAGCTATCCAAGAAATCACGTACGACTATATCGCGTCTCATCCCGATCCATCGGAATTGCTCATCGTGTATTTGAACGGGTGGTTCAACGAAAACGCCAAAGAGGATTTGCTGCCACACATCACGAGTCCCAAACTAAAAGCGCTCATCATGAACGTATGTGCCGATTAGAGTTCGCGTGTGAAAAGCACTTTTGTACCTTTGGTGCTGGAAAGTTGGCCCCGTTCCAGAGGCACAGGTAGCTTGGCAATGTCATTTTTATAGAACATGTACTGATCGATCTCTACCAGGATGCGAGGGACGCAGTAATCCAATACGAGCTTGTTCAAATCTTGGATCTGTCCGAGATGATCGTATTGCTTATGACGGGCATGCTGTAAGTACATGGCCCTCATGACGACAAAGAGTTCGGTTTCAGATTGTTTATCGATGACGTGTTTTCCTTCGGATTTGACGTAGACTTGGTATCGTATGGCCTCTTGAATCGCGTTGATGTTTTCTTCGCTGAAGAAAAGAGAGCTGATCGGGTTATTGATATGAATGGTTTGAATCGCCGCACGGTTCATGCTATGTGCGTCGGACTTTTCTTCCTGAAAGAGCGCATATTGTCTGTAGTTTTGCCCGGTTTTGACGTCTACACGACCATTGTATTCCATCTAAAAAAATGTTATTATAATATAAAATGATTTTTATTAAAGACAAAAACATCAAATCAAGTCTGAAGCAGTTTGGGTACAACTCTTACGACTCTAAGATCAATGAGCTCATCAATAAGTGTCTCTATTCGTTCGTGCAGCACGAATCGCGCTCCAAGAAGCAGCAGCGCGGGGGTGCGGAAACGACGCTACCCCTCGAATACTTTGGCGTCAAGACGGGTCGTTACTTTGATAACGCTCCTCAAGGCACGAATATGTCCGTCACCGATTCCATGATCCGTCCTGCATTATCCGTCGTGGATCTTCAAAAGACGATCGAGGGAGGTGCAAAGAGTAACTTTGCAGTGCCTGCTATTTCTGTGAAGCGCGCATGTGAAGCGGTGGGCAACACGACCACAGCAGCGCAACAACGTGCGATCAAAACAAAATTTGAAAACGTCATGTGCGATGCCCTCCGCAAAGCCAGCAAGAAGAACACCGGCGATCTTCTCTCATTGACCTCTCTTCAGGCCGTACTGGAACAGAAGCAGTATCAAAAACTATTTAAACGCTAGAAGAGCTCTAATATAAAAAAGCCTAGCAAGCCATGAGTAACATCGCTGATAAGTATAAAAAACTCGAGGGCCGCGAACATGTTTTGGCGAGGCCTGGGATGTACATCGGCTCTATCGAAAAAGATGCATGTGAGACATGGGTGGCAAAGGGGACACAGTTGGAGAGGCGCAAGATCGAGTATATCGCGGGTCTTTACAAGATTTTCGATGAGATCTTGGTGAATGCTGTAGACCACTATGTGCGGCTCAAAAAGGACCCAACAAAACCACCCGTCAAAAACATCAAGGTCAAAATCGACAAGGAGACAGGCGAAATCACCGTCTGGAACGATGGCGAGGGGATCGAGGCCGTAAAGCATCCCGAATATAACATTTATGTTCCTGAGCTTATTTTCGGTCATCTATTGACTTCATCGAATTATGATGATACAGAGGAGCGTACGATCGGTGGTCAGAATGGCATTGGTGCCAAGGCCTGTAATATCTATAGCGAGTATTTCGAGCTAGAAACAGTCGATAGCACGCGCAAGCTCATCTATAAACAGCGTTTCGAGAAGAACATGAGTGTGATCGGGAAGCCGACTCTTTCGAAGTACGGGCGAAAACCATATACGTCCATCTGTTTCAAACCGGACTATTCCAAGTTCGGTCTCGCGGGCTTATCCGAAGATCTTCACGATATGATGGTGAAGCGCGTATTCGACGTATGTGCGGTGACGGAGTCTGACGTGGCTGTGTATCTCAATGACACAAAGTTGGAGTACAAAAACTTTGAAGGCTATGCGAATCTATATCTGGGCAAGAACCCACGCGTTCACGAAAAGATCAACGATCGCTGGGAGGTGATTGCCTCATATAATCAATTCAACGGTTTCGAGCAAGTATCCTTCGTGAACGGTGTCTGGACGCTCCGCGGAGGTAAACATGTGGACTACATCGCGAATCAGATCACGAAGAAGCTCATCGAGATGATCTGCAAGAAGCGAAAAGATATCACGATCAAGCCCCAAGTCGTGAAAGACAATATGATCCTCTTTCTCAAGAGCACAATCGTGAATCCCAGTTTCGATAGTCAATCGAAAGAAACCCTGACGACGCCCGTCAGCAAGTTTGGGAGCAAGGGTGAGGTAAGCGATAAGTTCATCGAAAAGCTATACAAGACAGGGATCGTCGATAAAATTTGCGAGATCAGCATGGCTGGCCACGAAAGCGCTCTGAAAAAGACGGATGGCAAGAAGCGCGATGTCATTCGAGGCATCTATAAGCTAGATGATGCGAATTGGGCGGGTACGAACAAGAGCAAGGAGTGTGTGCTCATTCTGACCGAGGGAGACTCTGCGAAATCGATGGCGATTTCGGGTCTGAGCGTCGTGGGGCGCGATCGTTATGGGGTTTATCCCTTGCGCGGTAAGCTTCTTAATGTAAAAGATGCGGCCATCAAAAAGATCAGCGAAAACGAGGAGATCACGACATTGAAGAAAATTCTCGGGTTGGAAGCGGGGAAAGATTATACATCGCTCGATAAGCTTCGCTACGGTAGAGTGATGGTGATGACGGACCAGGATGTGGATGGAAGTCATATCAAAGGCCTCATATTCAACATGTTCCAGAGCATGTGGCCTTCGTTGATCAAGCGCAATGACTTTATCACCTCTATGTTGACGCCTATCATCAAGGTGCGCAAACAAAAAGACACGCTCAGCTTCTATAGCCTGACCGACTATGAGAACTGGAAGGAGGCGAACAATGGTGGCAAGGGTTGGTCGATCAAGTACTATAAGGGTCTGGGCACGTCGGATAGCACCGAAGCCAAGGAGTACTTTCGGGAGTTAAAAGTGGTGAATTACGTCTGGACGGACGGTGGGGAGAGCGAGAACACGCTGGACTTGGCGTTCAACAAGAAACGCGCAGATGACCGGAAGGCGTGGCTCGGGGGGTACGATCGACAAGCAATATTGGATACAACACAGCGTGAAGTGACTTTCGAGGAGTTCATCAACAAAGATCTCATCCACTTTTCGAACTATGATATCGAGCGAAGCATCCCTAGCATCTGCGATGGTCTCAAGATCTCGCAGAGGAAGATCTTGTATGCGGCCTTCAAGAAGGGTCTCTACGACAAAGAGATCAAGGTTGCACAGTTTTGTGGTTATGTGATGGAACAGACATCGTATCATCATGGAGATGCGAGCCTCCAGGCGGCCATCATCGGAATGGCACAGGATTTCGTCGGCTCCAATAACATCAACTTACTGATGCCTAACGGACAGTTCGGGACGCGTGTGCAAGGCGGGAAAGACGCTGGTGCACCGCGTTATATCAATACGCTCTTGAGCGATATCACGCGAAAGATCTTCATCAAAGACGACCAACATATCTTGAATTACCTCAACGACGATGGGTTTGATATCGAACCGGAGTTCTATGTTCCCATCATCCCTATGGTGCTCGTAAATGGCGCCATCGGAATCGGCACGGGATTCAGCACGAATATTCCGTGTTTCAACCCTCATGATATCATTTCAGTAATTCAAAGGATCTTGGACGGAGAGGATGACTTGACCGGGTTTGAAATCAGTCCATGGTATAGGGGCTTCAAGGGACGGATCTACAAACAAGGTGAGCGTTGGATGAGCCGTGGGACGGTCGTGCGGATGTCGGCGACCAAGTTGGAGGTGCGCGAGTTGCCGGTGGCATATTGGACGGAGGACTTCAAGATCGCGATGGAAGAATACTACGACAAGTGCCCCGAGTTCAAAAATTACGAGAGTCATTACGATGAGAAGAACGTGCGATTTGTTCTGAACTTCAGTTCGACCGCGAAAGTCGACGAGTTGATGCAGATAGCTCCGAATGGAGCGACAGTATTTGAGAACGAGTTCAAGATCATCAGCCCCAAGTTGCTGGGGACGACGAACATGTATCTTTTCAACGAATGTGGTCAGATACGCAAGTACGCTTCCGCTGTCGAAATCATCCAGGAGTTCGTCCGGATCCGTCTAGGCTACTATCAGAAGCGCAAGGACTTTCTCGTCGACGCCCTCGTTCGTGATAATGCGATCATAGAGAACAAGATCCGGTTCATCAAAGCGGTGATCGCGGGTCATATCGTGGTCCATGAGAAGACCAAGGGCGAACTAATTGCATATCTAGAGGCCGAGCAGTACATGATAGTCGACAATAGTTTTGACTACATAATCAAGATCCCGATCTATAACTTCACGATCGACAAAGTGAACGAACTCGAGGAAGAGTATCGTAAAAAATGCGATGAACTCGTACGCATCACGAACAAGACCATCCACGATATGTGGCGTGACGAGCTGGTGGATCTCAAAAGCACTTTGCCGACGGAGGACCACGTCGAACCAGTCGTCGTTGGGAAGCGTGGTCGCAAAGCCACCACATAAGGACTTGTGCATTTAAACAATAAAAAATTGATCATTTTTCCTATCATGAATGTGACGATGGCTACCCCATTCAAAATCAGTACGATCACGGCGACGGGTTCTCTTGCTACGGATAGCATATATATCGATATTGACGTCGTATTCGATGCGGTGACAATCGATCCGATGTGTGATGAGGGGGTATTATTTGCGGAGTTTGGCAAGAGGAGAAAGGGGATTTCGAAGAAGATGGTGCGTCGAAAAGAAGCAATCGTCGAAAAGAAACACAAGAAGTTTGACAATCAGCTGACACTAGAGTATAAAATCAAAATTGACGAAATACACCATACGATATTGAACTGTAAGATATTCAACAATGGCAATGTTCAGATGACGGGGGTCAAGTACATCGAACAGGGGGCGATATACTTAGAACGTATATGTGCAATCGTGCGTGGGGCGTCTGGAGCCGTCAGCGATCCGACCAAATTGCACCCATGTAAGTATCGGGTGCGTATGATCAACTGCGATTACAGAGTGGGGTTCAACATTAAACGGGACGCCTTGTTTAATATTCTCATCACCGATTATAACAACGTGTCTTCGTTCGAACCATGCATTTATCCTGGGGTGAAGCTACAATACATGTGGAAGCCAGGGAATCAGGGTGGTATTTGCACATGTCCGGAGATGTGCGCCATCAACAAGAAACATAGCGTTTGCAAGAAGATCACGATAGCGATATTTCAGTCAGGGTGTGTCATCATAACCGGAGCGCAATCGCTCTCGCAGATCAACGAGGCTTATGCGTGGATCAATGATATCATCTTTGGTAACAAAGATAACGTGGAAAAAAAAGTGGTACCGCTCCCCACACCTTCCCAGGGGCAGAAAAAGAAGATGTTGATTCCAAAGAGTCAAATTCAGAGCTTCAAGCACTAGAAGTATATTTGTCGGCGATCTTTTCCAGGCTATTGCTTATTTTTTTAAGAACGTCGACAATGTTCTCATCATCCCCGCCGCGGTTTGAACATGTGAGAAAGTGCGAGAGCACGACAAACAGAGGATCTCCTGCGAGCATATCGATAGTCAAGGTTGAAGACCTTACGGACTTGGTGACACTATCACTATCGCTAGACTGAGAACTAGAGCTATCGCTCTCTTGAACAGAGTCATCGTCGCTATCGGTTGTGGTGGACTCTGACTCAACAGGCTCAGGGGCTTGTGCGGGCTCGGCAGCCTTAACGGGCTCGGCAGTTTTTCCCTTCTTACGCCCACCGCCCTCTAGGAACGGGTCGACCTCTTCCTTATTGAGCCTGATTGTTTTGATCATTTTAATATTACGTCATATTTTATTGCAACAAAAAACGAACCATGCAACCAATATGTCCCAACAAAAAAAACGTACTATACATTAAATGTATCGGTTACTCGTGTTCCTTTTTTCAATGATGGTGATCGTATATATCTTGGTGTCACATACGAAGATGCTATCTACTTTGATGCTGTTGCTTTCACTGATGGCGCTCGCCTTTGTGGTGCTTTATAGGGATAAAAAAACATACGAATCATATGTAGATGGGCCCTCGAAGGCAGAGAAGAAATGGGTTCCGATATCCACACAAGAGGACATCTCTAAGATATCCAAGGGTCTGAAGTTTTATGTCACGGCCTTCAACGATACATCTTACCCGGACTTTGGCCGTACGTGGATCAACGTAGCCCCAAAGTCCACCGATGATACAACTGGACCCACCTGCGCGACGGGCCCTTCGAAACCCAATGCGGGTTTGACATTCGAAATTAATCCAGTATTTTCTCGACATTCTGGGTTTTACCTCGGTAATAACCGAGCCATAGGGCCTTTATCGAGCGATCTCGGAATCCAGTTCCATAATACCTTCACGATCATGTTTATGATAAAGTTTGGAAACCTTGTTCCAGGAAATGTCAATAACGAAATAGATATTGTGAAGCTTTACGCCAATAGTTCCAACAACAATGCACTTGCGCTATATATCAAGAAGAATTCCTTGCAGGTCATCAATAACGTGCAAATGGGTCGGTTGATGTTTCAGTTATCCGACCTTCCACCACAAGAGTGTTATATCAATGCCGATGACTCTTTGATGACATTTGATAAGGATATCGTCATGTTGTTCTATATCATCAAAGATATTGATAGTATCCGTATCGTCCAAATGACAGAGAAGAGCAATACCATCGTCAATAAACTATTATTGATGAACTTTAACAACGATGATGTGACATTCAGCAACAAAGAAATGGTGATCAATCGATTCTCCAACTTGAATGCTAATCTCTACAATTTTGCAATATTCAACTATGCGATGACAGACGATGACGTGACGAAGACGTTCAATAACCTCACGACGAGTTACCTGAAAGAGATCAATGAAAGCTATGGCACAACGGTGAACTTGTATAACGACGCGGTAGATCACATCAATACTCTCAACGCGTGTCCAGCGGATGATCAAACATGCGATGCTTGTGGTGAGGTGACGAATTGGTGCGGCAACAACAACATGCTGCTTGCCACCAAAGACTGCAAGGTATCATTGTACAATTTCTGCATCGCCAATCCTAAACACGATATGTGTAAATGCTGGAACAAAGAAGCCACGTATTATAATAGCGATGCATGCAGGAAGTATCGTAGCATCTTTATGGACAACCCGCTGAAGTATTACGATGAACTAAGCGCCGATGACCTCGAGTATATCAAAAAGAAATATAAGCTTCTACACCTTGACGAGTGTCCCAAGGATATCACCAAAAAAGAGATGGATAAGAACAAATATTCTGACTATAAACTCGATAAACTCAAAGTCGATGTGGACACCGGATTGGAGCGGCCAAAGATAAAGCGACTTGATAATACAAACACGACCGACCCCGACCTCCAAGAAATGATGATTCAGCGTCCCAATAAGGCATTGGGAGTAACGCCCGATATGTATGTAAGCGATCCAAACATCTTGAAAGATCACCTTGACGAACATGATCGTGATCCTCAAGACTGTCGCGATAAGAACCTTGGCAGGATTCGGGAAGTGCCACGAGGTACGCCCCTGATACCTACGGAGAGTGGGGGGATGGCTACGGATAAAGTGGGGACAGATGCGGCCGACGGTCAAGTGGTAGATAACATGCTGAACAAACGCCCAGATTCGTTTTTCAATAAGTTCATGAAGGTCATCGTCGGCGGTAACTAGAGCGGGGGTTTCAGTCCCCAGAAAGAGGGCTCCATGTGATTGGTGGCAGGGTATGCAGAGTCGCGAAGGATTTGTTCTTGACTACGGACGGGAAGATCGAACTGAGTACCGTAAAACATAGCGTTCGTTCGTACGTTTGTTTTCTGACCGGGGCCCGGCCATGTCAGGGACCTATATGGGATCCCGTCGCTTAGTCGCACGGTGATGTTTCTTCGATGACCGCTTGGTGTTTCATATTCTATATAGAGCGTCGGAGGAACGTATACCGTGCCAAGACCGACATAGTAGGCATTGGGCGTCATGAGTTTGATCATGAAGTCGCCTTCTAGGGAAACTTTGACGGTACCACGATTGGGGGTGTTCTCGAGGGCTTGAACTTGCGTGGCATATGGCAAACCCGAGCCTGAGAAAGAAGCTCGGTAATCTGGCGGGGAAGCGGCCAAGAAATAAATGATGTCGTCTTTCACATCATCCTTGATTTTTCCGGTGACAACCATTTGAGCATCATACTCTCCGGTTGTAACAGTACCATAACAATGATCGTTTTGAAACTCGACTGGCATTTATACTATTGTACTACATTATTTTTCACTTGCGGAGATCGCCGCCGGTCAAGGGGAGGCCACCGCCTGGAACGCTGTAGCGGTCATATGTGGTACTCACCACCCCATCGATAGGATAATAGTGTAGATCATCCTGGAGCGTGCTACAGCAGTTGGCCTTGGCCTTGAAATACTCACTTTCCTTTTCTTTTTGGCGCAGGAACTCCTGACGGCCCTTATCTACGAAACCATTCTCGCGACCCAGTCCGAGACCGGCGGGATCGTTGTTTTTGATGCTGCAAGTACGGGTGTTGCATGTTTGCATCTCGTATTCGGGCAACATCGTACCGACATTGAATGGTTCCATGCACGGTCCACACACGTTTTGTTTATAAGCATCGAGGGCGTTCTTGGCCATGATCTCAGAGGCATTACGCGTTAGATACATGCGATAATCAAAACTGCTCGGAATCTGCTTCTCCTCTTTGATCATGTATTGACCAAAGCAACGAGGGCGGAAATCGGTAAAATGGCGACCATCAGACATGAGAGGAGGGCAGTTGAAAAATTTGTTATCGGATACCCGTGTGCATCCTTCACAATCTTTGAACATTTAATATTAATTGATATTTTTTTCGGTCAAGATCCGGGTAATTAGGGTTTCGCGTGAGCCTTTGGCACTGAGGTTGTTCTTTTTACATACCTCTTTGAGTTGATCGAGTTTCATCGACATGACCGCATCTTTGGTCAGAGGGTGCTCATCGGCAGCTACCTCTTCTTCTATCGCCGTGGGGGCCTGTGCCGGCACGTCTTCTTCCGCATCGTCGCCGTCCTCTACAAGTTTGCGAATATCTTCGCTCTCGACGCTTTCGGTATCGTCGTTGCTAATATGGTTCGTCGTGGGCGACGGGGTTACCTGGGCCGCTTCGGTAGCGGTTACAGCGATGGCTGCAGCAGCAGCGGCTGGGGCGGCGCCATACATAACCATCTCCATGGCGCTTTTGATTTCGCTGACGGTCGCTTGCAACGTATGCACATCCGCGGCTTGTTTCTTGAAATCCTGGTACATCCGCTTCATATCACGGACGATGTAGTACAGATAGACGACGATAAAAACGATCGTAAATGTCATGAGAATCAGCATGTGCAGATATTTGTTGAGTTTGAACATGTTTATTAATCATCGCATATATTAAAAAAATAATAATCAAACACGCGTGGGGACGAATTTCTCTTTCAAAATCAATGCATGATCGATGATATCGCTATCGAACCCGTTCAACTTTAACAGTTCGAGCGCGATATATTGTTTACTGATACCTCGTTCCAACTTGTATGGATACTGAATGATATCGTTATTTTTTATGACATTCATCCTATAGTTCCGAAACTGGGACTGCTTCTCGAGCTTGGAAAGATATGTGTAGTGTGTGGTGAAAAACACGAGCGCGTTTGGATGAACCGCGAGTCGATGTGCTATCGCGAATGCTCCTGATATCCCTTCTACCGGGTTCGTGCTATTGAATATCTCATCCATAACCAGCAACATGCGATGATCTGGGTGTTCTTTGATGAGATCTAAGTTATCTTTGCAACGATACATTTCGGCTTCGAATAAGCTCGCATGGCCTTTATCATCGGGAATGTTGATCTGTGAGCGAATGTTGTTAAAAGGTGTCAATGCCAAGCGGGAACAAACCGAAATACCGAAAGTTTGCGAGAAGACGACATTGATGAGAACACTTTTGATGAATGTGGACTTGCCTCCCGCGTTCGGCCCTGTGATTATCACATTGCGCTTCTCGGGGTCCGTTATGAGGTTGTTTTTCACGGCTTTCTTGCTGTCGATACACGGATGCCATATACCTTCTATGTTAAGCGATGGTGGCACGTCATTCGTAAGATACTCCGCAAAACTACCGTTGACTGTCGTGTACTTGGCGACTGCATGTAGCGCATCTACGACATATACCTGTCGAACAAAGCTTCGGAGTTCGTCGAGCTTGAGGGTTTTAAAAGCATAGAGCTGCTTTCCGAAATGCGAAAAAATCGAGTACTTCCTCGGTGTAAAGTCGAACGAAAAAACGTTTTTTTCAGTCATGGCCGGAAAGAAGCTGCTCATGTTCTCATGCCACATGCCATCAAGAACCTGTCGACCGATAGCAACAAACTCTATGACCTTATTCATTCTGTCCGTGAGATGCTTTGATATCTTATAATACGTTTGAGCAAGGTCGATGCTGCCAAAAATGCCTTGGAAATAGAACACGAGCGTCATGATCATCGATAACTTGTTGAGCCATTTATAACCCTTCCCGGTCATGCTCATCATCCCATCGTTCATGAGATGGTTCAAGGAAAACCTCAGATAGGTCATGAAAGATATATTTACCTTGAACTTGAAGCGGACGATGAGGAATGGAATCAAGAAATATATAATAGGTGTCATGATGCCGAACAGGGGTGATAATGCGATCTTATAGAATATCGTCGTGGTCAAAGCGATCGGGTAGTTATTGAGACGCTTCATAAAAAACCAACGAAAGTATATGATATCGAAAAGATCTTGTAGGGTTTCGTCCTTCTCAGCGAACACCCACATGACATCGTTTTCGAGCTTTTTCAGCTGTTCTAGTTGGGTTGGTGGTTTGCTCGCTAGATACTTTATGACATCTTGTCGAGTTTGCAGCGCCTTTACGCACGAAAAGGGTTGCGATAACATCTTTTCGAGGAGCGTATAAGACCCCGCGAGAGCCGGTTGAAATGTGCGAATGACGGTATTATCACGCCCCCCAGCATAATCCACGAACATCTCGACATCACGATAGAGGTCCTGTCCGACGTGAACATTACCACGGCTACTATCAACTTCTTTCAAGATGATATCAGCGTCGTAACTGCCGGAGTCATCCAATGGCAATTCTTTTGGAAAAAGCATGAATTCTTTGGCCCGGTTTATCAAGTCACACATCATTACTACTTGAATGCGATCATTTTTCTGAGAACCAAACGATAGAAAAGAATACCTAAAATCATATAAATCACGAGTAAAACAAAATCAGTAGAAAATAGAGAGACGGTATCACTGCTATTCAAGAAGTACAAAAATTGAATAGACAGTTGGATGGTCACCATACGGAAAACATCGTCGATCACGTCTATATAATCTTTGTTGGGTATTTGAAACACATATAAGCTATCTTCCATTTATTATTATAGTAAAACGAGAAAATTTTATGTCGACCCGAGCGTGTTTCATCGAACACGCTGGCTATATTCGCGTTGCTACGAGCGAGCACGAGAATCCTGATATGCGCTACGAACATTCATGGTTCACTCTAAAAGCGGTCATATCAGGGATGAAAAACAAAGATCAAGTAGAATGTTTGGCTATGATATGGGCATGTACCAAGTGCATGGGGGTGTGTTACGACGATGAGGTAATGAAGTCAGTAGCTCTAATAACGCGATAGGAAATCTTGGATCTTGTTGGCCAGATCATTGTATTCGCTTTGTTGCGACTTGTTTTTTGGGCTGCTGCGGCTGCTGCCGCCACCTGCCTTCTTGGACATGGAGGTCGCTGCTGCACATGATGAGCACCCACCGCCACTCTGTTTCTTCTTAGCGGCTGACTTCTTTGCCGGCGATTTCTTGGCAGACGCCGCAACGCCCACCTTTTCTTTGGAAGGTTTATCTAGAACGCCTTGCATGGCCTGTTTGGCGAGCATGATGGCCCAGGGTACGATGAGACCAGATGTGTGTTGTGCGACGTCAGACATGGATCCGCCTTTCTTAGCCCTCGTGCGCTTTTGGGTTTCAGGAACAATGTTTTGCATTTTTATATTCTATACTCATATATTTTTTTACACAACATCCAAAAGATCGTCGTCATTTTCGTTTTCGTTCTCATCGTCAGAAGTTTCCTCGTTATGCTCTTGAATTTGCACGCATTCGTAGATGATATCAATCACATCTTTCACTCGAAATTCGTTCATCATGCCATGAGGTTCGAGAGCTGTTTTAACATCCTCTACCACGCATATGATGGTGTTGATATTCACATTAACGAAATCGAACACATCTTCGGTACCTCGATACGGCTTTCTCGTAGTTTTCGGTTGATTCAATCGCTCCATCAATTGTTCGTATGTGAAGACAGGGTCGCTGGTCGAAGGTTGGTCCTGAAGCTGTAGCACTGCATCCTTGAATGTGGCCATATAAGAATTAAATAGAAATATATTCTTATATCATGTATAGTCTAAGCAAGAGCAAGGCTAACGAGCTACTGTTCACCAAATGCGATGCGTCCAGTCAGCAGTCGACGTCAAGCGTGAGACAAACAGTGACCCCACGCCCCCCTTCAAAGCGCGCGTATATCTCGTTCCATGAATGGCATGAGGCGCATGCCGACACAATCCAAGATGTCATGAATGTTTTGACCGATGCCCTTCTTTCATGTAACATGTCACTTTCGATAAATACCACAAAGATGTATGATATGTTGGCAGCGCGGATGTACGCAACATCATACAATAAAGAAAAAAAGCAGCTCATTCTATTTTCCGGACCATAGAGATTTTTTGTTTTTTATCGAGGTTTTCGGTCATATACACGAAAAGACTCTCACACATGGCGGTAGCCTCGGGGCCTTTCGACTTACAAAAGTCGACCATGAGCGACTTGACGAGTTTGAGCGTCAGTGATTGTGTGGTATTTTTCTTTGAGAACTTGATGTTACCATCCGTAGTGCGGATCGTGATAGCATCGAGTTTATTACTATTCACATATTCAACGATTTCTTTTTCGAGCTCATCTTTTTGATCGAACAGCTCTTTATGGGTCTCTTGAATCTCTTTGATGCGGTTTCTCACGTCGAGAGCCTTGTTATCGAGGATGACCCATTCCTGAACTTTTTGTACATATTGGTTATTCATTTAGCTTATTTTATTTAGTGTGTTATTTTCTTATGTAGAGAATGAATGTCACAAGGAGTGCTATGAGGATCAAGAACATGAGCAAAACAATAACGATGAATGCATACAGGTATGGATATAGTTGACAATACACCATGTAAAGAAGTGGGTGTATGATCTTCACCTTTATGGTTTCTTTCATATCCTCTTTGGATATTTCGGTGATGACGAGTTCCAAGACCTTGTTGATGACGGTGTGTGCAAGGTCATTCCTCGTCGCGTTGGTATCTTGCATTTTATTATGGATGTCATAATAAAATGCAAGTTAATCCCCGCGACATTCATGCTCTTAAGCCCAAGAAAGATGGCTCTACTTATTTCGCTCAGCTATTGCACAAAAAAAAGGAAATCCGGTTTACGCTTGATAACGCTCAGATCTTTCCACAGACCTCTTCATCGGTGATCCTCGTCAAACATAAGCAGATGTGCATGTATATGGCTGATCTGAGCGATCATATCATCAGCGTGGTGAAGGATCACTGCGAGGCATGGTTCAATAACAACATGGACATAGAACTGATAGAGGATTATTACGTGAACCCAGTCAAGTTCCACAAGGTTCATGGGAATGTGATGAAGGTCAAACTCGCAAATAGATCCGCCGAATTTCCCGACAAAGAAAGCATCAAAGCCAATGTTGTCATCGTTCTCAAGGGGCTACGGTTTTTGAAGCAAAAGTTTTCACTGGAATGGGAAGTTCGCGAGTGGTCGCCGAGCATCGCCAATGACATCGAATTCGATCTATTAGAGAGCGATGACCTATCGACCAGTGAGGACGGGGATGAAGACTTGCCCGAGCCCATCCCCGATGATGTTGACGAAATGAGAATGAATCTCCTAGCTCAGCTCGCGAGTGTACATAGTAGGCTGACCAAGAAGATCGATACTTTATCGGGGGCGGCCTCCGAAGTAAAAACGTATTTGGAGGAAGTGCGGGTTGCGGATGATTTGGCGACTTTCACAAGAATACAAGATATTATGGATTCGAATGAGATTTTTTATGTTAATAATATATAAATATGGATACTCATATGATATTTAGGACTGTTCTGATCGTTATTGCAGCAACAGCTCTATTTGCCCTGATCCACTATTACATTACCAACTCTAAATCAGCTGTCACCAGTCCTGGACCGGCGCTATCAAAGACCGAGAGGTTTTATCGCGAGGGCTTTTCCGCCGCTAACCCTTATGTAGTTCCTAATGAGCCTGCCGATAAGGTGAAACAGAGCCAGGAAATGCTGAGTGGCAAGGTGGCGACCGAAGATGATGTGATGCCCTCGGATGAAAACCAGCAGACCGCATTTCGTCCTGTAGATTTCACGGGTCGAAAACTCCCCAACGATTGCTTCCCCAAGGACCGCGCGACGGCCGAGGATCTATTGCCCAAAGACGCGGCTAATCTAAAATGGAGCATCGTCAATCCAGCAGGTCAAGGTGATGTGGCCAATGCCAACTTCCTCCAGGCAAGCGCCCTTCAGGGCATCAATAGCACACTGGGTTCCATGAGGAATGCCAACCTGCAGCTCCGTAGCGACCCAGTGATCCCTTCGAATGGCGGCAACTGGCCCATCATGATGAGCACGATTCCTCGTAATTCGGCAATGCAACGTAAACCATTGGAAATCTCTGGCGATTGTGGATTCTAAACGAAATCATTTACCATTTAAGTCTTTCACGATAGGTCATTTTATAATGGATAAGAAGAAGATCACAAATTTTAAAGACTTGTTGATGACTTCTTTATCTAAGTTTTATAGTAGCAAGGCAAACTTTGGGAAGATCGTACCGATTATAGAGGGTCACGCGCTCATATCTTTGCGTCTCATAGATTGGTTTGTGACGAATTATTCAAAAAAGATGAATACAGTCATCACCTATGAAAAAAACAATAACATCATCCACTTCAATGTCTACCTGAGTTATAGGTCGCAATTGAAAGCCTATTCCAAGCAGCAGTTCGACCCGTTTCGACGTCGGGATCGCATCACATTCATATCGGCGGACAATCAACCTTTAGAGACCACGATAGGTCAATTGAATTTTTTCAGGTGGGTGCTTCAGAACGACATCTTGGACTATGTTACACTTCACCTTGATGATATCGAGCAAGACATGATCAAGACACAAAAAGACAATACGATAAAGAAGAAGAACGATGATAACATGAAAGTGAAAGAGGTCAAAGCTCAAGATGGTACGACGGTCCTTCAGAAACGCAAGAAGAGGAATCAGCTATCGAAAAACATGACGCGAAATATGAACTTTGTCAACCGCCCCCATGTCATCAATTTTGATTGATAACATGTGTTATTTTCTCGTATAATGCTTCCAGTGTTCCATCATTAATCACTTCGATATCATGAGGAATCGTGGCAAACTCTGTTTCGGAACAATGCGTATCAACACAGTGTACGTTGGGGTTCGTCACCTTGATGATATATGGATAGAACTCTTTGAGCGCTTCGTACTCATGGTAGAAGCGCATATCGGAGATGACGAACTTTTCATTGTCTGAGGCATTAGAAAGGGTATTCGTGATTTTTCGCATCCAAAAACTTCGTCCTACATCGGGAAGGAGTTTTTGGACCTCATGTTGCATGATTTCGGTTCCAAAGAACTGCATGGCTCGTCTGGGTGTAATACCCCATCGTTCGTCTATGATGTCTTTCGTAACTTCGAGTTGATCATCCGTGAAATCGAACATGGTTTTCATCATGCTCTTCAAACCCTCTGCTATCTTAAGGGGGGTATAACCATAGGTAGCAGCCAAAAAATTGGCAATTGAATCCTTGCCCGATCGCTTATAACCACATATGGCGATGACCCTCATCACTTTCATCAAACCTTGTGAATGAGTTGAAAGGTGATGTTATATGCTAATTGCGGGTGCATATCAATTTTAAATACATAAGAATCTATATCGAGGTTCGCAGGTAGTTCTTTTAACTCGGCAATGTTGACGTTCGGAAACACGCTATCGGGGGAGAGCGGAGGAAGCTCGTGAACCGTGAGCTTGGCAAGGATGCCTGCATTTTCCAGCTTATTTCGCACCATCTCGAATTGTTCCTCGTTGATATCGTTGATCACGATTTTATTGTCTTTCCCGTACAAGAGAACAAGACCCTTACAAAAGAGATCCAAGCAGAAGAAGAAAAAGTCCTTGTTATCTTCGATACCGTCCAATGTAAGCTCTACCAAGGAATTACTTGTATTGCGCAGAAAAAGAAACTCAGCCAAATAATCGATATCTATTTCCATGTACTATTATATACATACAGAGAATATATTCCTAGCGACGCCCTCCACGCGGAGCCGCCTTCTTGGAGGGCGCCGCCTCGAGGTCATCATCACTCGACTCTACCAGTTCATCTGTGTGCTTGATCGCATGGGGAGCATCCTTGATGATATCAGATGCATTGTCGTCCTCTTCGGCATCCTCTGCCACGTCCGCCACAGCATCTCCATCGATATCACGAAACGCATAATCGGCGATCTTGGCGGACTGCTCCACACGGAGCTGGAGCGCCTTCCACGTCGAACCGAACTTGCCACCAGCGATCCATACACCCGTACACTGGACGATCGCTGTTACCTTGGCACCCTTGAGATTGATCGAGTTGAAATCGAGTGGCTCCTTGGTGACCTTATCGAAGGCCTTGCACCGAAACTCACCCGTAGCATGGTCGTACGGGACCGTCATCTTGAACGTAGGTGGATACTTGTCATCCTTGGACCGACGCACGACGCTAGTATAGAGTGCTTCCACTACGTCCTTCGAACTATACTTACGCTTGAAGAACTCCTCGGAACGGGCAAGGCCATTGTCCAGAAGAGCCGAATCAAAGTCGGAAAGACCCTGGAAGAACTTCTTCACCGCATCACGACTCTCGTATCCCTTGAAGGATAGGTCGAGCGTGTACTTGGCGGGGCCCTTTCCGTCGTTATCCCACTTGGAGAGTCCATAGGGGCACGACATCTCGGGAGTCTGTAGCGTCAACATCTTCTGGTCGCCGCTAGGCATCTTGTAGAACATAGAGACGACCTTGCCTCCGTTGTCAAGAGCGCGGAGTTTGGCGAGGGACATGTTCTTCACATCAAACTCGGGGAAGGGGATGATGTTCTCCATTTTGAATAGGTGTTGCTTGTTGTGCTTATATGGGTTTCATGTTGTTTAAGCGCCAATCAATTTTTGTGAAGGCCATATAAGATAGTTGGCGGCCCAGTCTTCAATCCAAGTCCCTTTTTATGATATCTTCTAACAAAGTCAAAGAAGGTGCATGTTTACCGCGGATTTTTCCTATCACCTTGAATATTTGGGTCTTATAGTTCGTATCATCCTCGATATCTCGCAGGAGCGATTCGATTCGAGTTAATATGTTTTCATAGTCTATGAAAAAACATCTTATCAACAGGGCTTCCTCACATTCAGGTGGCTCTTCTTTACTCGCCGCCAGTTCAAAGCGCTGAATATCGCTATTGATCCAAGTATCTTGACCGAAATACACCTTGGTCAACTCGAAACTATCGTCGCCGATGTAAAAGTACGACTCGGATTCGTCGATCATATTGAACATGGCTTCATCCATGTAGTATTGCAAGGTCAGATACAAGCGACTACGAAAGCGGTATACGTTGATGGTTTCATGGATGCTGCTATAAATTGTCTCATACTCTTTGGATAAAAGAAGACCCTTGCGGTTCGCGGCTTTCATGTTCTTCTTTGTTGCAATCTGATCCAGGAAATGCTTCCCCAACTTATCTATGTTATAAAGGTCTTCGCTGATGTTGATATGCTTTTGGATCCAGGAATACGATTCATAATGATCTTCTGCCATGTTTCTTTACGCTAAGAAACTATTAAAAATAAATAAACCGCGCATACTCTCTAAACCGCAGCTGGGGCAGGCGTAGCTGTAGCTGTAGCAGCGGTCTTGAAGTGACGCTTGATGAAGGATTGTAGGTTGAAATAAGTCAGCTTGTCATCCTTGCCCAGTGTCACGATGGTCTTCAGCTTGGCATCGGGCACGATCATGCGGCGGTCCTCGGCGTTCTGCAGCTTGTTATCCTTCACGTACTGATTGATGATACGAGTCACCTCGGTACGTGCTAGAGAACTACCGCGAGCGATGCCGAGGAAATCGCAAAGCTCGTCGGATAGGTTGGTAGGCTTAGCAAATCCACTTGGATTGCGCTTCTCACCCCCGGCAGCATTAGCACCGCTATTCTTGCGACCCTTACGGCCTCCTTTCTGCGTCTTCAGCTTGTTATGCTCCTTCTGGAGCGCCTTGACCGTAAGAATAGCCTCTTTGATATCCGCTTGCCAGGACTGCAGCTTGGTCAGAATCGTCGCAAATCGATCCACGTTGTCTTCGTCAACAGCAGCAGGAGGAGGAGCAGCAGCAACAGCAGGAGGATTTACGACAGCAGCGGCGGCCTCCTTGGATGCAGCGGCGACATTGGGAGTGGAGGCGGGCACAGGTGCAGCAACAGTTGAAGTCTTCTTTGGGGCCATTTTATAGTATGTGATGTTGCAAACTCCTTATATAGTTTTCATCTTATGCATTTTCATGACGTCAAGAGACGTCATTTTCAAAGAGGTCTTAGAAAGAGGTTTTTTCCCGCACATTATTTTCTTGATCGTCCCCAAGTCCGAGATAAGAAGCTCAAGAAACCCTTGTTTATCGCCGGGTTGTTTGTATAGAGTGATATAGCGATTCCAATGGTGAAGCATGATATATTTGATGATGTAATACGATATCACGTGGGTTTTCTCGGCGTGCTGTTTATCTTGACAGTAACCGATACGATGAGCCACCCGTCGCGCCTGCTCCTCACAAAACTTGGTCTCTTTTATCAAATGATTGACGAAACGCCGTTTGAAGATGAGCTGGTTCTTCTCATGTTGCTTGAGATCCAAGTAAGTATAACATGCGATATTCACCGTGCACGCCCAGAACTCCGTGATGGCCTCTCGCAAGTATACAGAATTCGTCACATTGAAATGGTCTCGGATTTGTTGTTCGATATCCTCCGGGACAGAGATGTCATCCAAACCAACATAATGCGTCAACTCATGAATTAAAACCTTGATCAATTCTTCCTTCCTATAGATTACTATGTTGTTCCCGACGGTATATCCTGTATTTACATTCAATGGACCGAGTTGTACGGGATTTTTGGGAAACCTCTTTTTGGCATCGGTCAAGTACACATGTAGAATGAGAGGAGTGCGCCATGACATCTGAAACCGAGTTTTCATAAAATGCATGTAGGTGGCCAGGATCAATGTCAACGGCACTCTGTAAGACATGACTTCTTCTTCGCTCTTGCCAATGATGTTCAAATCCACCGTTGTATCCGCGATCATCATGTTGATATTCAGGTGTGTGCGCATGTCTGTATTGATTTCTTCGACGATTTTGGCGTCGATATAAGTGCCTACCGATGTGGAGCTCGACCATGATTTGATGCTTGTGCTATTTACCTTTTGTAAAATGTTATCTTCATCCCGCGCAAATTCGCACATGATGTCATAGAAATCTTCAGTGAAAAGATCCATTTTATTTTATGTTATATTTTTGAGCACATCCAACGGTATTATCTCGGGCAAGACCAACCGGAAGTACACGTATAACTTTCCACGCTTCCCATCATCATCAGGCAACCCTTTGTCTTCTAACACATGAATGATAACATAATCACTGAAACAAGATACTTGGCAGCTGCTGCGTAAACTCTTGGGCGGTACAGGCACATGTAATAACTCGCCATCCAGATGTTCGATCTCCCGTTCGAAGCCAGCGTAATATTCATATAGGGTCATCGGTAACTCGATATTCAAGTCTAGCGTATCGAGAATGCAATCGCGTGTGATGCGCTTGTTTTCGCTTATAATCACATTCACGATGATATCTTGATGAGACCCATCGAGAGTCTCGTCGCCCGCCCCTTCGAAAACATATCGTGTTTTGATCCCTTTGAGCGATATGTATATGTTCTTTTGAATCTCTGTGCCATCGCGTTTCTTGGTGGTGATGACCAGTTTTTTGATTTCTCCCCTATAAACTTCGGCCAAGTCAACATTTATATCAAAGACGAGCTGCTTCTTCACTTGTGTTTTGATGTACTGTTTCATCATATTTAAAAACATGTTCATGACATACCAGAATTCAGGACTCGGCTCCTTCATAAGCTCATCATATGTTCTACGTTTATTGGGGTCTCCCAAAATTTGATACGCTTCATTCACCTTTTTGAACATAGCCGCGTCATTGTCCTGCATCTTGTCTGGGTGATATCGCAAAGCACAGCGTTTGTACGCTCGTCGAACGTCTTCTTGGCTGGCATCTTTGGGTACTCCCAATATCTCATAGTAATTCATCGAAACCATGCAGTCATATTTACAAGATCTGTTAAATACCGATATCGATGAGCTATTAGAAGACTCTAGTAAACGTCTCATCCCTGAACTTCCAAACATCACAAACTGCATCGTGCTCTATGGCAATGAACCATGGTTTCTCGAAGCGTACTGCAAAAAAATAGTGGGCGCCCAAAACTGTGATCTGTCTATGGTATGTGATATGACCGCCGACAACTATATCGATCAAGTGGATAACATCAAGACCTTAAAGACTTTGCGCACCATCAACCAGCGCCCTCATTACATCTATGTGAAAAACCTCCGGCGAAACCGCTGCAAGTTCTTCCATCATATCATCGACCGCATCGAAAATATGATAATCGTCATCGAAAGTCCGCGGGTATCGGAGATCGACGAATGTATGAAGAGCAGAGGCGTTTTCGTGAATTTGACCGTCAAACGCGAGAAGATGCTCGAATATTGCAAGGCACGTGATATTTCTGTCGAAGGCTTTGAAGTTGCTTACGCAAAGAGCTTGGGAGGACTGACAGGGACGCTCTTGCGGCTGAACCATGTGGGCGATATAACACTCGACGCAGCGGTGATAGGACTCTTAGACAAGTGTGTAAAAGCTAGGAGTTTCTTGGTGGTCATGATAGATATCAAAGGGTTCGTGCAGAAGGCGTTTCATCTGAATGTTCCCTTATCCTACCTATGTCGCGTCGTAATGGTGCATTATCAGACACAGGGAAAGCTATCTGTCGATCAGATGCGTGCGCTGAGCGAAGTCTCTGCCAAGTACGACCATAAGGTCAATACCACCTATAAAGATCTATTTGTATACGAAAAGTACTTCATTGAAGTATTAGACATCCTGAAACAAGCTCCTGTGAAGCGCGGGCGCAAGAAGCCAGGTATTTAAAAGCATGTGAAGCTATTCTTTTACTATGGGGTCTCTCTATGATGAGTACGAGGCTTATGTCAAGAAGGCCAGGGAAGATTATGGCCCTTCTGCGGTCGTTCTTTATCGATGCGGGCAATTCTATGAGATCTACTCGGCTGATGATGGACTCGTGGATATCAAGACGCTATCAGATCTCTTGAACATCCAGGTGAGTCGGCGCAACAAGGCCATTTTAGAGGTGAACCGGACGAACACGTTAATGGCAGGTTTTCCTATGTTCACATTGCGCAAGTTTGTCACGTTGCTCGTTCAAAACAATTATACGGTTGTCATCGTCGACCAGGTGACAGCGCCTCCAAAACCGAAACGGGCGATCACGGAGGTAATCAGTCCCGGAACGAACATGGATGGCGAGGTGGCCAGCAATAACATCATGGCCGTGTATATCGAAGACCTATCCGATTGGAGTACGGGCAAGAAAACACTTGGCGCGGGCTGCGCAGTGATCGATATCGTTACCGGGACTTCACACGTTTTCGAAGCATACTCCAAGTGTCACGATGCCAACTTTGCCTTGGACGAGGTCTATAGGATAATGTGCATGTACGACCCCGCCGAAGTTATCCTGTTTGGAAATACACAACTTGCATTTGAAGATATTCTTACACACCTCGAGATCTCCACACAGAAAAAATGCGTACATAACAAGATCCGTACGTATCCACCCGATATCGACAAGCTGACCTATCAAAATCATATCTTGGGCAAGCTTTACCCACAAACCGGGATGTTATCGCTATTAGAATACCTGGACCTGGAAAGATCGCCGCTAGCTACCAAGGCTTTCGTGTATATCGTCATGTTTTCCATGAAACACAACCCGGATATACTGACAAAGATCGAACGCCCCATCATCATGCACGCCGATACTGCCCTTCAACTCCATTTCAATGCCGCTAAACAACTCAATATCACGAATGGTCTTGCCAATATCATCAATACGACATGTACGGCTATCGGAAAGCGTGGGTTTTTGGAACGTCTGATGGCTCCTTTGACGAACATCTGCGAGCTGAATAAGACGTATGACCGCATCGATGCATTGCTCAAAGATAGGTGTTTTATTGATATTCGTAAGGCTTTGGGAAATATATACGATCTGCCTCGGCTGATGCGCAAGATGTATGTGCAAAAGCTGAACCCAATGGAGTTCGTTTACGTGGATTGCTCATTGAATGCCGTTCGCGAAGTTATGGAGATGCATAGCAGTACGGATATCGAGCAAGACATCGTAGAACGGGTCCGGAAGGGCTATATCGACCGAGTGGACCTCGATATCATGGCTAAGTACAACCTGGATACCATCGAAGAATCGTTCTTTTTAAAGGGGGCGGTTGCGCCAGAGATAGATAAGCTCCAAGAGGATGTGAATATCCGCATGCAAGTCTTTAGCGATCTTTTGGGCAAACTGGGACCCTTCTTTAAATTAGAGTACAACGAACGGGATGGCTACTATTTCCTGATCACCGCCAAACGCCTGAAAGAAGCCAAGTTTGTCGAGGAGTATGTATGTGCTGTGGGTGATAAAGAATACGTGATAGACTCGAAGCGATTCACGAGCAAGCCAGTATCGTCTTCTTCTTCGAATGTCAAGGTGACGCATCCTGTTTTCGCGGTTGTTTCAGAAAAGATCTTGGCTTTGAAAACCCGTCTGAAAAGCGAGGTCACGGACGCCTTTAAAGGTTTCATGAAAGAGTTTGTAGAGGCCAATGATGCCGATCTTCATAGGATCGTGCGCTATGTTCAGGATGTGGACATCATGGCTGCGCATGCCCATAATGCTGTCAAGAACCGCTATCATCGTCCAACGATCGTGGACAAGTATCAGGGGCGGTCGTTCGTCAAAGCGCAAGACATGCGTCATCCGATCGTAGAAGTGGTGAATACAGGCACCGCCTATGTTACTAATGATATCGACTTTTCACCCGAGAACACGGGAATGTTGTTATTTGGCCTAAACTGTTCTGGCAAGACGACATTGAGTAAAGCCATAGCTCTCAACATTATCATGGCGCAGATGGGGTCTTATGTTCCCGCTCGAAATATGGAATATTATCCATATGCACATGTGTTCACGCGGATTCCTTCGGGGGACGATTTATTCAAAGCGCTGAGTACCTTTGCTGTCGAAATGATGGAACTGCGTAATATACTAAAGCGAGCTGATCACAAGAGTCTGATCGTCGGGGATGAAGTTTCACATGGGACGGAAATCACTTCGGGCGTGGCTATCGTCGGGGCTGCTGTTTGTGACTTGACGAAAAGAGGCAGTACATTTATATTTGCCACCCATATCCATGATCTCGTGAATATCTCACGGGTGAAAGACCTCGTCGGTGTCAGTTTACAGATGTGTCACATGAGCGTGCATTTTGACGCAGAGTCCGGCCAACTCATATATGATCGCAAGTTAAAACCGGGTTCTGGAAGCAGCGTGTATGGGCTTGAAGTGTGCAAGGCCCTCGATATGCCACGAGATTTTTTGGATTTGGCTTACGAGATAAGAGATGCGAGGAGCATCTTACCGGAAACGAGTCGTTATAACAAAGCGGTCTTCATGGATCAACCATGTCAGATCTGCGGCGAGAAGATGCAGGAAGTTCATCACATCCATCACCAAGCACATGCGGATGATGCGGGATTCATTGGAGAGACGCACCTGAAGAAGAATGCCGCCTATAATCTGGTGGCGGTATGTAGCAAATGTCATGATGACATTCATGCCCAAAAAAGAATCGTCAAAGGTTATGTGCAAACGTCCCAAGGAATCGTCCTCGCACACGAACCCGGCGCAAGCGCCACCAACAAAGCCTTTGAACAGCACATCGCAGATGAGATTTTAGAGTATCGCAGGCAAAACATATCGATGGTCAAGATCAAGAATATTTTGGCGGAGAAGGGTCATGATATCTCTCTTTATCGTATCAATAAAGTCATTCGCGAACACACCTGTGTGTGAGCATGCACGTGCGCATTCGCGAGCACATATAAGTCTTACTCTATTTTATAGATAGTAATGTATGCCGTTCATCAAGAACAAGGACTGCGGGATTACATGGAAGATTTCGTAGATGTCGTGATAGGTATTCACGCCAACTACGACTACTATGCTGTGTTTGATGGCCATGGTGGGAAAGATGTCGCGGAGTATCTAAAGCTTAATCTTGGCGGATTTTTAAAAGACAATCTCGCCAGTGGGATGCCCCCAAAAGCCGCCTTGGAGTCGGCTTATGAATTGGCGGCGGGGAATATCGATGCATATTCTCAAGGGAGCACGGCTCTCGTGGTCTTGATGAGTCCTTTTGCAATATGGATCGCAAATACGGGGGACTGTCGGGCGGTTCTCAATAGGTTTGTGAACAACCGCTATGTTGGCGAGGCCGCAACGATCGATCATAAGCCTAATCTTCCATCTGAGCACAAACGAATTACCGACGTAGGAGGTACGGTCGTCAGGGATATTTTTGGTACATGGCGCGTGAACGGGAATTTAGCGCTATCGAGGAGTTTCGGTGATCATTACTTGGGTCCAGCAATCACATGGAAACCGGACATCTATCATTTACCCCGCACAGACGACATGCGGGCATTGATTTTCGCGAGCGATGGGTTATGGGATGTCATGAGCAACCAAGATGTGGTGAATGTATCGAATCAAGTCATATCGGGTGTCATGACGTTCGATCGTCAACGAACCTTGCAGCTCATCGCCAAACGTTTAGTAGAGACCGCTATGGATCGAGGGACCACTGATAATGTCAGCGTGGTTTTCATCGTTACACTCTGACAGGTGAATTTTGTTACAAGAAATTGATATAAGTACAAACCTAAACTAATAATCAGAATGAAAGGAACGGTCTATCCTTGATGATTTCTCACCCATGGCGATTGCTTAGGTGCAAAACCCTTCGGTGGGTCAGTGAGTTCTAAAGGACTAAATCAAAAAAAAAGAATGTGCAAACATTTTACCCTATCAAAGGTTTTCAGAAAAACGCCAGGAGGTCCGTAAGGACGAGTTCTTGGCATAGGAACGGTTAGATTGGATCCTAGGATCTGGCCGTTCCATACACTCGGTAAGAACCAACATTCAATGGACAGGCATCTTTGAGTTGTTCAAAGTGTATTTAGAGCGTACTTTTTTTACCCAACGATAGCGGCCCTTGCTATCGCTAGTTGAAACGTAATATTTTCCATCCTGCCCTTTTTTGGTAAGACCAGGAAAGTCTTTGGCTTTTGATTTGGGTTTGAGACTTTGCTTACCTCCACTTGGGTCAACAATCTCCATAATAATGACATGTTGGCCGTCGCTTTTTTTATATATTGGGAAATCCACCTTGGTTTTTGCAGTTTCATCTGACGAAAACAAGTTTAGTATGTTGGGTTTTTCAACGCGTTCGTAACCCATTGCGGATGCAATTGTTTCTAATAATTCTTGATCTTCAATTACTCGCAATGTGGTATTACATGGTAACACAACTTCGCGCTCTTTGAAGGTTTTGTCGCCAGTATAAGGATATATTGGTAAAAGTCTGACTTCTTTGTCAGTGGGTATGTGTATATGGATCAAACAACATGTTTCATCTGACGACTCAGAAGTCACAAAGCGTTCGGCTACGAGAGATGATAAAGTCGTAGAGCAAAATCCTTTATCTTGCATTGTTTTATCTTTTAGAAAGTTCTGTGCGATAGGATTCGGTATTCCACGAAGCAGGTAAAAGGGTTTGCTAGTGCTTTTCACGGAAATGAAACAGCTATCAAGAGCCTTTACTTCTTCGGAAAAACTTTGATCTCCATCTCTCAAACAGCAATTTATATCGAACCCTTGATCTACATAAGTACTGACTGCCGTACCTGTTTCCGGATTTGTCTTACATGAGTCTGCGAGTATTTTAGAAATGTTTTCCGAAGACGTGTAAAAGTTCTCGCGTTTGTCCATTATATTGAGTATGTATGTTTTTTTTCATGTAAAAGTTTAGCCAGGCTTTTTTATCTTAGATGGCATTATTATGCGGATGTCAATAGCATGCGAATTCTGCAACGACATAGTATCGGTATCTTTGTATCCACAACATCTGCGTCGATGTCGTATCATGCATATGTTCAACGAAGACGACGACGACGATTACGACGATAATATCATCGAGAGACATATCCGTTCTGGACATCAAGTGTATCGGTCGAATATCCGGAGTTTTCTAGAGACACATCACTCGCCTCAAGAACGTCGTGGCGTGTTGATGCGGCAGCCGCAACGTCAGCAGCCTTCTTATGAAGACAACATGCGGTTGATGGAGATGATGGGAGGTCGTGTTCCGGTCGGGGTCAAAGATATAAATGCAGTGAGCAGTATCATCAAACTGGGTGACAATGAAGTCGATGCAAATTGTGCGATATGTTTAGAGAACTTTGGTGATAATGCAAAGGCGATTCGCAGATTATCTCAGTGTCAGCATATGTTTTGTCATGGGTGTATCGAAAAGTGGTTGAAGATCGCCAAGACATGTCCCATGTGCAAGACCGATTTGAGCGAAAAAATTGATTTGATGTCATAAAACCTACTTAAACGCCTGCTAGGACACATACATCAGATGGAATACTTCTCGAATACCCACGATTTTGAAGAGTTTACATGGGAAGTTATCGATAAGTTTTTCCATTATAACAAGGGTTATCAGCTTGTGAAACATCAGATCGAGAGTTTCAATGATTTCGTTTTGAACAAGCTAGCACAGATCCTTGATGGTTTCAATCCGATTGAGATCACTCATCAATACAACCCGGAATACGATAAGTTCGTCTATACCCTCATGATCGATGTCACGAATCCGGTATTGGGAAAGCCCCTCATCACAGAAAAAGATGGTAGTACGAAGATCATGACGCCGAACGATGCGCGCCTGCGTAACTTCACGTATAGCGCTGTCCTGAGTTGTGATGTGGTTCTCACCACGCGTACGCTCATCACCGATGGCGAAAAAAAGGGGTCGTTCATCACGGATACCAAGAAGATTGTGGGCGTTATCCTGGGTAAGATTCCGATCATGGTGAAATCCAACTATTGCACGATCAAACATTCGTTCATCACCCAAGAAGAAGGCAACGAATGCAAGTATGATTTCGGCGGTTACTTTGTCATCAATGGCAACGAGAAAGTCGTGATCAGCCAGGATCGCATCTCCGAAAATCGTACCTACGTGTTCTTGAATAACAAGATTTCCACATACTCACACGTGGCGGAAATTCGTAGCGTTCAAGAAAACAAGTTGGGCGTGCCAAAGATCACATCCCTCAAGCTATCTTCAAAGGGCAACCAGTTTGGGAGATATATTCGCGCCAACATCCATCACATCAAAAACGATATTCCACTATTCGTTCTCTTCAAAGCTTTGGGCTTGGCGAGCGACAAAGAGATCCTGCGGTATATCGTCTATGACTTGGAGAACCCGATTTCAAAACTCGTCATCAATGAGCTCATCGGTTGTATCGAAGAGGCGAACATGATCCATTGCCAAAAAGACGCGATCGAGTATCTCGCCCGTTATCTGAACATCACCGGCTATCCACGAGAGGTATTGAATAACAAGATACACCGTAATAACATCGTTAGAAGCGTGCTCGAAAAAGAGTTTCTACCGCATGTCGGCAAAGCTTTCTATAAGAAAGCTCTATATCTCGGTTTCATGGTCAGCAAGCTCATCAAGTGTTTCTTGGGCCTGAAAGAGTTCGACGACAGGGACTCTTATATCAACAAGAAAGTCGATACTCCCGGGATCCTCATGGCGAACTTGTTCCGTCAGTATTATGGCAAGGTCGTAAAAGATATGAAGAACACGATCCAAAAGGAAATCAATAGCGGTGGTTGGAAGGCGACCAATAACTTTATCAATGTGATCAATAGAGTGAACATCAACAAGGTGATCAAGAGCACCATCATCGATAGCGGGATGCGGTACGCCCTTGCTACCGGCAACTGGGGGATCAAGAGCAATAAGAACAAACAGGGTGTTGCGCAGGTGCTGAATCGGTTGACGTACAATAGCATGATAAGCCATCTGCGACGTGTCAACACCCCCATCGAGAAGTCGGGCAAGCTCATTCAACCGCGCAAGTTGCACTCCACCCAATGGGGGATCATTTGTCCTGCGGAGACCCCCGAGGGCGCTTCCGTCGGCCTGGTAAAAAACCTAGCGGTGGCTGCTAACATCACGATCGCGAGCAATTCCACACATGTTCACGAGATCATCCGGGAAAGCGATGTGATCATGTTCGATGGTGATAACATCGATATCTTCAACGACTCGGGCACCACGAAAGTCGTTATCAATGGTGATATCGTCGGCGTTCATCTCCAGCCAGAAGCCTTGTATGAGATGATGCGACAGAAGAAACGCATGGGCGTCATCAACCCATATACCAGCGTGGTATGGAACATCCAGGATAACGAACTGCGCATTTGTACCGAAGGTGGACGGTGTGTGCGACCTCTCTATGTCACTTACAAGGGCGAAAGTGGCTACGGGATCCGGAGCATCGAACCTGATATGGATTGGAACGATGTCATGCGGTGCGGGTGCGTGGAGTACATCGATGTCGAAGAGGCAAACTCGCTCATGATTGCTATGTCGCTCAAAGATCTGGGACGCGGTGTCAAGGGGACGACGCTTCCCGTACAATATACGCATCTCGAGATTCACCCCGCGCTCATCCTGGGAGCCATCGCGAGCTGCATTCCATTCTCCGACCATAACCAAGCTCCCCGTGTCGCATATCAGAGCAGCATGGCGAAACAGGCGCTTGGTGTCTATACCTCGAACTTCCGTCAAAGGTTCGATACCATGGGACATGTGCTAGATTACCCACAAAAGCCCCTGGTGCGAACCAAGTTGTCTTCTTATGTCAACAAAGACAATCTGCCATGTGGCATCAATGCGATCGTAGCAATCGCAACTTATACCGGGTTCAACCAAGAAGACTCCATCATCATGTCGAAGTCCGCCGTCGACCGCGGTCTGTTCACTTCCACGTATTTCCGCACATATAAGGAACAAAACAACAAAAATCATAGCAATGGCGAGGAAGAGTTCTTCAAGAAGCCTGATGAGACGGCACGAAAGAACAAGCCGTATAATTACGACAAACTCCACGACGACGGATTCGTACCGGAAAACACGTTCGTCAAGAGCGGCGATGTCATCATCGGGAAGATGATGCCCTCCAAGACGGGCACCACTATCGTCCACAAGGATAATAGCGTTCCTCTCAAAAACAACGAGAAGGGATATATCGACAAGAATTGTTATAACGATAGGTATTATACCAACGTGAATGGGGATGGCTATAACTTTTGCAAGGTGCGCGTGAGGAGCGTCCGCGTTCCCACGGTCGGCGATAAGTTCGCCTGTTATACTCCGGATCATGATGTTTTGACCGATAGTGGGTGGAAGGCCATCTCCTTGTTGACGTTGGAAGACCGCATTGCGACCTTGGTCGGTGGCATGCTCATCTATCAGAGGCCCACGGCCATCCAGGAATACGACTTTGATGGCGAGCTCTATGACGTACATGGCTCATCGTTCTCTCTGCGTGTCACGGGCAACCATCGGATGTATGTGCGGGGCGATGCCGCTGGCTATCGCATGGTCATGGCACAGGACCTCGCAAGAACATCACATTATTATAAACGATCAGTAGATGTTTGGGCGCCTCCACGGCGACGCGGTGGAGACGAGGCTTTCCAAGACTGGATATGGGACATGTCAAGGGAAGATTCCCGAAAGCTCATCGATTCTTTGGTATTAGCGAGTGATGCTGGTGAAGGTGTGATCACGAGTGACACGCCGAAGTTTCTGGAAGAGTGCCAAAGGCTTTGTCTCCATGCTGGCTATGCCGCCAGTGGCGTGCGCAATGGTTGTATCAAGGTGGAGAAGTGTGACGAAGAACGCGTCGACACGAGTCATACCGCGTGGGTTCCGTATCATGGCAATGTGTATTGTTGCACGGTACCCTTGGGCGATGGTGTTGTGTATGTGCGTCGGGGGCGAGCATCGGCTGGGGTATGGTGCGGACAGAGCCGCAGTGCCCAAAAGGGGACATGTGGGATTCTATATGGTCAAGAAGACATGCCATTTACCCGAGAGGGGATCACACCGGATATCATCATGAACCCACATGCCATCCCGAGTCGCATGACCATCGGACAACTCATCGAGTGCGTCATGGGAAAAGCGTGCGTTTCTTTGGGAACCTATGGTGATGCGACCCCATTCACCGAGTTGTCCGTGGAGCATGTGGCGGAAATCCTGGAAGAACATGGTATGGAGCGCTATGGCAACGAAGTCTTGTACAATAGCCGCACCGGGGAACAGATCGACGTGGATATCTTCATCGGTCCTACCTATTATCAGCGTCTGAAACACATGACGGTGGATAAGATCCATTCGCGGTCTCAAAACGGACCGATCGTCTTGCTGACTCGGCAGCCTGCAGAGGGACGTGCGAGGGATGGTGGGTTGCGGTTGGGTGAGATGGAAATCGAGTGCGCTTGGTCGCATGGTACGCAACAGTTTCTTAAAGAGCGCTTCATGGAGTGCAGCGACAACTATCGTGTGTTCATCTGCAAGAATTGTGGTCTCATCGCAACGGTCAACCCAGACAAGAGCATCTATACGTGCAAAGTGTGCAAGAACACATCGAACTTTGCCGAGATCCGCATCCCATACGCATGCAAGCTCTTGATGCAAGAGATCCAGACGATGGGGATCGGTGCTCGATTCATCACGGGATCTAAATAAAATATTTGAATATAAAAATGGATTGTCAAACCATATCGAGATTTATTTTTTTGTTATTCATCATCGTAGCATCCGTGTACTTCCTGGTGGTCAATAAGCGTGAAGTAAATACGGAGAACTTTACAGAAGACGGCCCTAATGATGCCAATATCATATCACGTGTCAAACAGACATTCAAAGAGTCGCTCAATAGGAAACCGACCACCAAAGAAATGGCCTTGTACGTCGATATTCTAAAAACACAGCCTAAAACAACCGATACACAACTCATGGCCATGGTCCTGAGCAACCGTGACGCGAACAAGACAGCTACACTTTCCGCAGATCCTCTCGAGTTTGATGCGAGGAGCAAGCCCTATGGCAAAGAAGATGATGTGATTCTAGCATTCAATACGATTTTGGATAGGAACCCGGATATCATCGAGTTGCGGTATTTTGCCAAGCGCATGAAAGACGACACAAGTTTTAATAGCGACAAACTTCAAAAGATCTTGATCGCTTCCGAGGAGTATAAAAGACTGCACAAGACGCAATCCAATGTGGCGGGTCTCGATATGTTAGGAAACGTCACGGATCGTCAATTGACCTACGTGATCTCTACGATCTATAAACAAGAGGCCAAGCAACCCATAGACTCGGACACGCTCATATTCTTGAAAAAACGTTATGCCGAGCATCAAATGAGTGAAAGTGACCTGCGCAAGTTCATCAAGAAACACGTCGCATTAGAGAGAGAGTTTGAAGTTTCCATGAAAAACGCGGCACCCACGGGCGTCTCTAGTACTGGTGCGGCGGTGCTCGGGGGCAACTTGAGCACTCAAACAACACGGGTTTCTCCGTCAGAGATCAAAGACGGCGCAACCAAAGCATCAGAGGAAAAGCCCCAAGCCCCCGACGATAACGAATCGGAAGCAGCCCTCATCAAGAAGCTATTGGGGGATAAACCGAACCAAGAACTTATCGATAAGCTGCTAGAGGTCTATGCGGATGATGGAGGAGCTCAAGACGATGCCTACCTCAGCTGTTCTCGGGTCATCGATACCATCAAAGCAAAGAACAACACATGCGACGGCCACAAGTATAACAAGGCCCAACTCGAAAAGAGACTTTCTGCCCTCGATCGCCAGCTACTCTCAGAACTGGTCCATGATCGCAACATGAGCCATATGAAAAACGTGTGCAGGAGAAATAGAAAATACATAAATGCGGATGATAACATGGTGTTGTTCCCGGAATTCAAATGGTCCGTACCACAGAAATTCCCACCTGTCTGCATGCCCCTCGAGAAGAACGAGTATCGACCGATGATTGAACAAACCGCGCTCATCGGGACGTTGCTCGATGATGCCGCAAAAACAAAAGTAGGGTCTATTCTGCCTGAAACGCCGCCGACTAATTGAGATACTCGGGGCACTGCGTCATGATGGCTTTCTTGGCGGCATCTTGTTCGGCTTCCTTTTTCGTGCGACCAGACCCATCGCTGATGATGGTCCCATTGATGTCTTTTAGACATACTTTGAACATCTTGATTTTGCCTTCCATCGTCACGTCTATTTCGTAAAACTTTGGAGTATAACCGAAGTTTTGTTGATAGTATTTGAGGATGATATCTTTCATGTTGTTGTTCAGTTTTACCAGGTCTGAAAAATCCAGGTTGGCTTCCATGACATTGATGATCCATTCGCGGGCGGTTTCTAGGCCCAGATCGAACTGCACGGCGGCTATAAAGGCCTCCAAGGTGTCTTCGAGGATATTGGTGTTGGAGCGACCTTCCCCTTCTTCGATCTGTTTCGACATGAGAATGAACTTTTCGAGACCTACGATCTTGCTAAGATGCGCGAGCATCTTACCATTGACGAGCTTGGTGCGCATACGGGTGAGAAAACCTTCGTTTTCGGAAGGGTATCTTTCGAAAAGATAAGTGGCGACGGTGACATTGAGGATAGCATCCCCGAGGAACTCCAAGCGTTCGTTCGAGTCCTCTTGCAGGGGTAGGCATCCCACGGGACACTTTGTATTGCCGGTGACGAAATTCTCGTTTTTCCTCGTGCAATACGACTTGTGCACGAACGCCTTGCGATAGATATCGACGTTTTTAGGAGGTGCATCAACGCCATAAGCGGTCAAGATATTCACGACATCGCTGACGGCGAGCAAGGCGTTTTTCATGTTGTAAGGGAGATCTGCGGCATTCATTTCGACCATTTGGTTTGAATGCCGGAGACCGCTTTAAATCAATTTTTCCCTCCGCATTGCTTTTCCGAGTTCAATGACGTTATTTCGTGAGTTTCTTTTTATGACATCTTTGACCGCGTTTAGGATCTTGTTGCATTCTGTCATTGTGGTGTTAGCTTGTTTATACTTCGGATACCAGGTATCCTGAATGCTCAGTATTTGAGTATCGTTAGTCGTCGCAACGAAAGGCGGCACATCAAAACATGCTATGAATTTGTAATACGTTTCGAGATGTTCGGAGACTACCACTTTGTCAAAAGGAGATGAGCCGTTTGCTATTTTTCTAAGTAAATAAGACTCGTAATGATCGAAGTAATGCTCTTGAATTTTACGCATCAAGTATTTTACGCCACCATCAAAGAGCCGAGATTTCCATTCACCACATGTGAAGAACTTGAGTTTGTTTAGCTGTTCATCGTACACGATGCATATTTTTTCTACGCACATCGTCGTCACAGCGTCAACGATTTCCATCATGTCATCAAAATTCATAGAGAAGTCTATCATCTTATCGGTCGCGAGTTTATGGGATCTCTTTGCGAACATCTCCTTGAGGTAGGTATCGATGCTTATAAGCTTGATGTTTTTAGATTGGGAGTATAAAGTAAGTTTCGTTACGGGATCCATGTCTTCACTCGTATCCTCTTGCCTGTATATCCTGTTTTCCATGATGTGTTTTTTGATTTGTTCCGTAAGTACGATACTTGACCTGGTTGCAGAACAAGGCTTGTTTTTAGCGAATAAATGGTCATACATATTGCATTTTCTATCTGTTTCGTAAGTGCATCTCGGACAAGTATATTTTACGCGCATTTTATGTAGGCAAAGTTTACAAAATCTGCAATTTTAACGAAGACTAGTTAAATTGCCAGAAAATCAGCGAAAATCAGCGGAAATCAGCGATTTTTGCTGAAAGAAGAGTTAAATTTTGACACCATGTTCAGTCACAAATTCTAAAAAATCGTGAAATCTCAGTGTATGGATTCGGCGAAACCGCCTTGAAATTTTGGTCTAAAATTTTTTCCCTGGGTCCGCAAATCCCACCCATGTCTGAAATCAAACAGGTTTTCGTTGGTTTAGGAAGTTGGACTATGTTTTACGGGTTTTTTCAACAAGACACTGACTTATGGGGTTGTAGCGTCGTTTTTGCGCCAACTTTGTGCAACCAGTCTCAAACTCGCAAACTCAAGATTTTGGCCCAAAGACCCATGAGAACAAGGTCGACGCGACACCCCGGAAATAACCGTTCAAATCCGAAGTTTTCCCTCCATATTTTGATCGAAATTTTAGCATGAAATTGTCATTTTCCAATAATGTTCCATGTTTTTCCAATAATGTTCCATTTTTTTCCAATAATGTTCCAACCATGTGTTATGGTCTTGGTTCTACAAAGTTTAGGTGATTTCAGCATTGATGCTGGTATAAGTATTTAGTCCGTATTATATATATGAGCGATACCAAGAAGTTTGCTTGTCCTAGATGTGATTTTGCCGCGGATCTGAAAGCAAACCTGAGCGCTCACCTAAGGAATAAAAAACCTTGTGAAACCAAGTACTCGACGATATCGCGTGAAGATGCATTAGAGGATCTGAAGCGAGATCGGAGACTTCCGTCCAAAGAATGTGAATATTGTGGGAAAACCTTCTGTACGAAACGTCTGAAACAACATGTTGTAAAGTGTTCAAAGATGATTCTGAATTACGGACAAGAAACCATCGCTCATCTGACCACCGAGTTTTTGACACATTGTCTTTTGAACCCGACGAAAGGCATTACACAGATGCTAGAAACAATACATTATAATGATAGTGTGTCGCATAACAAAAATATTCGATTCAAATCAAGTAAACATAAAACATACGAGAAATACATCGCCGGCCAATGGATAGAATGTGATGCTTCGAATACAGTTGATGAGTTGATTCGCAAAGGCTATCGCATCTTGGATGAGCATTATTTGAAAAACTTCTTGGAAAGTGATGAATCCACACGAGAATTCATCGAGAAGTTCAGGTTCCTTGCCGATGCTAACTCTGTTCAATACAAGGCGGTAAAAAGAGATATTCGTCTCTTGATAAAAAACAAATCATGAATTGTATTCCACCACACGATCGCGAACAGTGCTAGAGATCGCTCGTTTGTTTTCACCGGTTTTGACATCTGCCAGGGCGGCCTTGCCATGCTCTCGTATCGCACAACACAATTCGTTCATCGTATGATACTTGCCGGCGATCCCCTCGGCCGTTTTCATGGAAACGCCTGGGATTTGGCAGAGTTGCGCGAGGTAGCAAGACGTCTTGTCATGAACTCTCTTCGGGGCTTGTGCATGTGTTGTCTGTGTGGGGTGCGGCGTTTGCAAAGACGTCACGCGGCCAAAGATAGCAATAACCAAGTCCATCGTTTCTTCGAGATCTTTCGTAATAAAAACGTGGATCTTGTCCCGGATGCACGTATTGAGAATAGCACTGACGATCGCTTTATAGGAGATCCCGTCTGTTAGAGATGCTCGAGCATGTGGCGAAAACGATATTGCGCCTTCGATGATGTAAAAGACGCCCAAGGGTGGCGCCGCTGCCATCAATGCTTCTTTTTGATTCCTATAGCGGCCATCTTTGATCGAAGCCGCTAGGTCCTTGATAGTCTTGCGCTCGATGAGCAAGAGTGGGGTAGTGTCGGCGCCTTCACGAATTGCGAAATCCCCCACGGGCAAGTTTTCCCAGAGGATCTCGTGGGAAAAGTCCTCATAGGCACCTATTACGTCTTTGATAGCTTGCTCGCGATGATCGATGATAAGTACGGGACCCATGATATGATCTTTTGTCTTTTTCTTATGTAATTGTAAATGGCAAGATACAACGTCAATGTGTCTCCTGATACATGGGTTCTTCCAAATAGGTCCCATTTCATCAACTGGGTCGATAAGACGTTCAAGTATGCGGCTCCGCCGAAAGTTCAAACATGTCCTAAATGCGATGAAGAGTCAGAAGGCGAATGTCCGGCCAAGGTCACCCTAGATTCAGTATCCCTCTTTCCTCATCAGAACTTTGTGAAAGACTACATGCAGTTCGCTAGTCCTTACCGAGGACTCCTTCTGCTTCACTTTTTGGGCAGTGGAAAGACATGTAGCTCTATAGCAGCCGCGGAAATCCTCATGAATCACATGGATGTTGTCATCATGTTGCCTGCGTCTCTACGGGATAATTACGTGAATGAGATAAAGAAATGTGGTAGCAAGTTCTTCAGCCCACACCAAAATTGGTCCTTTGTCAAGTCGCCTTCGAAAGAGACACTCCAAGAGTTGAAAATATCGCCCGAATTCGCCAAGAAACAAAAAGGTATATGGGCATCTGATACGAAGGCCGAGGCAAATTTTGGCGATTTGAAGGACGCCCAGAAAGCGCAAATCAACGCCCAGCTCAGCCATATGATCGAAAACCGTTATCAGTTCATCAATTATAATGGGCTGCAAAGAAAACATATTCAAGAGCTCGTCAAAGATGGCAACCCTTTTGACAACAAAGTGGTGATCGTTGATGAGATTCACAACTTGGTGTCTCGTATCGTGAATGGACGTCTCATCGGTACTGCCGTTTATAAGTTGCTCATGGCTGCCACGAACTGCAAGCTGATACTGTTATCTGGAACGCCCATCATCAACTACCCCTTTGAAATCGCATATGTGGTAAATTTGCTTGCGGGGCCTATCACTCATTATGAAATCAAAATCAACAAGACATCAGCGGATTTCAACAAAGATGCGATCGAAGCGATGTTGTTAGAGAATTCTTATGTAGACGACTTTAGCATCGATATCTCAAAGAGGACCATCACCATACAACTGCTCCCCGTGGGCTTTCATGTGGTGGATCGTATGTCGTCGAAGATATCTAGGTACGACGGCACACACATCAAATCCCATGGCGTTATTGTCGACGAAATTCAAAAGACCTTGCAACAAATGCGGTTGCCGGTGGCGAAGAAGATCAACACCAAGACCACAACGCTTTTGCCCGATAAACAAGATGAATTTAATGAGCTCTTTGTGGATGAGGCGACGGGTAGCGTACGGAATCCTCGAATGTTTATGAAACGTATATTGGGGACAGTTTCTTATTACAATACCTTTTCGCCAGAGCTTTTCCCTTCTTCTCGTGTCAAAGAAGTCGCAGTACCCATGACTACGTCCCAATTCAACATGTATGAAAAGGCTCGTGCAGATGAGCGAAAGAAAGAGCGGCGGAAAAAAGACACAAAGAACAGCGGAGATTCCTCCGACCAAGTGTATCGGTTCTTTTCGCGCGCCATATGTAACTTTGTATTCCCTGAAGCCATCAAACGCCCTTTCCCTAGTAAATTGTCAGACATGAAAGGCGAAATAGACGCCGATGAAGATGAACTGGCCAAGCTGGCGGTCGAAGAGACAGAAGACAAGGCCGGAAAAGCGAACCTTTACGCCAAGCTTCTCAAAGAGTGTCTGCAAACGATAAGGGACAACAAAGACAAGTATCTATCGGCGACAGAAGTGGGCAAGTACTCCGGAAAGTATGAAAAGATACTTAAAAAAATTCAAACATCACCGGGGAATGTCTTGGTATACTCGCAATTCCGTAACGTCGAGGGCTTGGGACTTCTCGGTATGACGCTAGAAACGAATGGGTGGGCGCAATTTAAGATCAAGAAAGAAGGTGCCGAGTGGGTATTGGATGTCGCCGAGGAAGACTTGGATAAACCAAAGTATGCGACGTTCACTGGAAACAACGAAGAGAGCCGTATGTTGCTGAAGATATTCAATAACGATTTCACAGGGGTTCCCGCGTCCCTCTTGCCTAAGAAGCCGAGCAACCTTCGCGGGGATATCTTGAAAGTCATGATGATCACACAATCCGGTGCCGAAGGTATTTCGTTGAAAAACACACGACAAGTGCATATCATGGAACCGTATTGGAACCATATTCGCATGGATCAGGTGATTGGTCGCGCGGTGCGCACATGTTCACATGTGGACCTACCGGCGGATGAACGAAATGTCGATGTGTTCATTTATTTCAGCACCTTGACGGAAGATCAACAGAAGGCGTCGTTCACTTTGAGGACGCAGGACAAGGGCCTGACATCGGATGAATACCTGTTCGGTATCGCCAAGAAAAAGAAAAAGATCACGGATGGTATTCTGGAGCTCTTGAAAAAGGCCTCGGTAGATTGTGCTCTGAATGCGAATGTGGTGGATGGCCTCAAGTGTTTTGCGTTTCCCGTGAACATGGGCGATAACAAATTCGTCATACACTCGGACATAACTTTCGAAGAAACCGATGTATCCGTCGAGAAGGGATTGGAAAAGGCCACATGGAACGGGACGCTCTTGAGGACATCCAAGGGAAATTTTTTGATCAAAGAGGGTACGGACGATGTTTACGATTACGATATCTATATTTATAGTGGACGCATCTTGAAAATCGGTAAAATCACACAAGAGGGGAACAAGAGGAAGATTATACTAAATTAGCTACGAATTCTTCTCGAGACCGAATATGCTATGATACTTTCGGCGTTGTTTGTGTCCCGTGAATAGAAGTTCGAATCGATGTTCTTTGTTATTGAAGTCGTATGGATTGCCATAACGATCGAAGAATGTCACGCGAATCTTGGGGAGGCGTGGTATCGGTGGGTTGAAAGCCTTAATGATATTAGGATCATCTTCAAAGCTGATGTTCGTGATCTTGTCCGTGAGGATCGCAAAGGACTTGTTATGCGGCTTCGTATTGCTTTTGTTGTTATCGAACTGATCAATACACATGACAATGTAGTTATTATGTGCAAAGTTACAACGAAAAGGGGCTGTGAGCGCTGTGTTTGCGGTCGTGGAGTAGTTTTTTGTGGCAAAGCCGAGAAGGGCGTGTAGGCTTGTGTTTGTGGCACCTTCAAAGCTGATGGCAAATGGTGTATTGGCTGTGAATGTGTATTTATCCGTGGTAGAGGAGTATTGAACGCTGAAGACATTAACACCGAATGTGGCATTGAGCTGGGTTTGGATATGAGCGGCGAGGCCGGGCTTATCATAGATGCCTTGTGTGAGCTGCACGGTGGTCTCGGGGCCTCCATTCACTTGAACAGATAGTTTATTGAAATGCGCATTGATGACATAATCGTTAAAGGGGATGTCCGCTACGATGAGACGCGCTGTCATCACATCATTGATATCATCGTCGAACACAAAATTGTAGTCGTTGGGAGAAGGATAGAGTGCCTTGTCCCTATACATGCTATCTATGATGACACGAGTGTATTTTGTTTCGTTGCCAAAGTACTTGAATTCCTTGGGAGGTTGGATGATGGCATGCTTATCGAGTTCTTCCTGGGTGATGGCACCTAGAATTTCGTGTTTGTTCATGTTTTTCTAGTACGCATATGTTTTATGTGTATCGGATGAACGCGTAGAGTTGATTACATATATTTCACTATTATAGTATAACATGTCGTTTTTTAGCAGAGATAATCTCTTGATGGTCATCGATGTGTTTCTGGAGTATATCGAGAATACGTATAGCATTAAACTCGAAACGTTGGAAAATATAGATATCATCCGTAAGAACATGTTTGCGATCATGACAGAGGTGAACAAGGAGACACAAGGATCCCATATGTCCCTCGAACAACGTAATATCGCATTGTTAGCGAAAGCGAAAAAATATTACATGGACAAGTTGAATCTCCCTGGGAAACCGGCAAGTCAGAACATATCCCGGGATAAAGAAGTATTCGGACATCGTCAGGTGATCATGAACGAGAATAGACCCGAGATCGATCCTTATAGCAAACGAGCGATCGTGGATGAGCGGATGATGATCGATCGCATCAAGGAAACTCGTGACGAAGAAGTGGGCTTGAGGAAACCAGTACCGGATCATCGTGTCATCGCTCCCCTAGAAAACGACCAACCTGTGAGCAAAGAAGACTTTGAGAAGAAGCTACAACGTATGGAAACGGATCGAAAGAGCGCGAATGTATACCAGCAAACGATGCGTGTCGGCGGAGCCGCTTCGAGTCGTCTCGAAGTCGAAATGGAAAGAAACATCGCCAATGCGATCGAGTACCAGGACCCGAAGAGGCTCTATATGAACAATCGTGCAGCTTTGACAGATACGATCTATGCCAATGATGTCATCCGTGACCGCCAAGAGATCATCATCCCACGTACGGGAAAGCAACGACTTTTGACCCGATACCTATCGCTCAATAGCTTCGACCGATCCTGGGTGGCGAACCCACAGCGCTATAGATACACCGTCAACTTTCAGAACAAAGATAATGACATCATGAACAAGTACCGCAATATCACATCTATATCCGTGAGCAAGATAGTCATACCAGAGGAAGTGATTCCCAGCAATAGCGTGATCAACCAACAAAAGACCGCATTCAATTACGAGTTCAGCTTCTCATACCCATACGTCCTACTCTCGATCGACGAGTTCCCCAACGTGTATGATGGGACCAACCAACACGTGCGCAACGCCTTTGCAACCATGATCTATCACCGTCATTACAAAGCGCCCAACGGACGCGGTTACATCATCTTGAAGCCCATTCAAAACGAGGTCAAGGAGTTTTATCCCAACTTGCTTGGGACCTTGCCCAAGATCACCATAAATATTACCAAGCCCAATGGCGAGTTATTCAACCAAAGCTCCGATGAATACAAGATATACAAAGTCGATTACGAAGCTTTCAATCCTCATTACTTGAAGATTGTCACGAATATCTACTTTGATAAAAACGAGTTTTATATCGGTGATGTGTGTACGTTCTCCGGCTATCAAGCCGCCTTGAGCCCAGAAACGCAGCCTCTTCGCGAACTGAACATGTTCATCAACCGTAGCGAAGGACATGAAATCAAACAGATTGGACAAGCCAACGATAATGGGTTTTTTAAAACGTTCTATATCGAAGCCCCAGGGGTGTTCGACAAAGTCCTCGGTCGATTCAATGTCAACCAAGACTGTATAAGCGCATTGAATGCTTTCAACGCGACCATCGATTATTGCGTGCACCAAGCGACCAATGGCAGCATCATGAACAATTCGCTCCAGAACACAGTCACCATGAAACTAGATATGTTGGTGGAAGATGCGAACACAACAATTCCGATCGTTGAACAAGTGGTGTGAGACATCACTTGAGATACGTATAGAAGAACAGTGCTAGTAGACCACCAAGGACTTGCGCGATCACATAAGATACATAGGTGAGGAGATCGATCTGACCCTTGGCAAAGAACATGGTAGAGACAGCTGGATTCAGGTGGCCACCAGACATCTTGGCGGTCAAAAAGATCGCGGCGGCTAGAGCGATACCGATGGGAATTGCCTCACCGGTCGCTAGAATCACACCCAAAAAGAAAAACGTGCCTACTAGTTCGGATACAACTTTCGCTACAGCGCTGATTGCCATTTTTTTATACATTACAGTAATATTTTTTTTTGAGAAGAATGGTTGTAAATGTCCAAGACATGTTTCACCAACTCGCTTCTCATGATGTCTTCTTCGTTGAATCTTACGATCTTGATCATCCCAGGAGTCTTCTCTTCGGGATCGTTATCGTCCATGTATAGCTCGTACTTTTGGAGGAAATCTTCCAAGCCGTTGACGCCTTTCAAGTCACACTGTTGTAGGTCGCCATTCAGGACGATCTTAGAGTCCCGCCCCATGCGCGTCATGAGAGTCTTCATCTGATTGGTCGTGGCGTTCTGTACCTCATCTGCGATGACCCAGCTATTGTCGAACGTGCGACCGCGAATGTATGATAAGGGGCAGATTTCGATATCTTCATTGGTCATATACTCCCGCAACCGATTTGTCGTAATGAAGGTTTTGAAACAATGATAAATAGGAACCAGCCATGGCGCCATCTTGCTCTCCAAGTCCCCCGGAAGGTAACCATGATTTTCATCCATCGTGACCGCAGGGCGGGTGATAATGATCTTATCGATCTCTTTTGAAGTCAACTTTTGGATCGCATGTGCACATGAAAGCAGCGTCTTGCCGCACCCAGCAGGCCCGACACCAACAACCATCGGTACCCTGTCGTCGCGCAGATGATCCGCAAACAGCTTGTGATTGGGACGTTTTTCGAGGTTCTTCAATGATAGCTCCACGACCGAATTCGCTTTGGATGCAGAACATGCGACACTACGGCGCAGCATTATAACCAATAGATAACAATTTTTTCTTATATCACTTTCTGCGGTCTGATATGATTTGGCCAGCTTTCATGATGATCACACGAGATGCCGTGGATAGGAGAAACTCATCGTGTGTCACCATGATCACTGTTTTGCCCTTCATGGTCATCTGGAGTATTTTGTTCAATACATGTTTCATGTGAGTATCGATGGAAGATGTCGGTTCGTCCAGTATAAGTATTTCAGGTTCTGACATGAGCACGCGCAAACACCATACGAGTTGCCTCTGACCTCCTGAGAGCACCGAACCATTCTTGCCGATTACCGTGTCCAGCCCATTATCCAAGTTGTCGAACTCTTTCATGAGATCATGTTCTTCCAGGAGAGCCACGAGAGAGGCGCGATCGATCCCCGTGAGGCCGTAAGTCATGTTTTCATAGACGGTACGATCAAAGAGCACCGGAACCTGTGGTACATATCCGATGTTTTTACGAAGTTCTCGCAAATCATACTCGCCATAAGAGCGCCCGTTCCAGTAGACCATGCCGACCCTCGGCTCGTAATATCGTAATAACATCTTGAGCACTGTAGATTTCCCGCTGCCGATATCCCCCATGATGACGACTTTTTCGCCAGGTGTGATATGAAGGTTGAACTCTTGCAAGATGTCTTTTTTGGACTGCTTATAACGAAATGTGATGTTCTGCATGCCGATACCGGACATGGGTATGTCGGTAGTGGTTGGAGTGGGTACGTGGTGTGTGTTATCATGAGGGGTGTTGATGATCTTATCTGCCGAACGCACGATCCCCCATTCGAAGATGATATCGCGGAATTGATCGTTGGTATATATCATGAAGTTTAGCAGGTAAGACATGATCATGAAGATGGGAACGAACTTCCCGGCGCCTATTTTCTTTGCTTTGACGAGCTGATACGACCTAAAGATAAAGAACGATAGATAGCATATGGTGAGAGGTGTGATGAATACCTTGTGTTTGAAAATGCAGGTCATGGTATCGCGGAAAAGCGTTTGATGTTTATCTTCATAGCCTCGTAGGCGCTCGAGTTCTTCGTCTTTTGTATCGCTGCCATAAATCGAGAAGAGATTTCGCAACATATCATCGATCTGTTCATAGATGACATTGAACGCGTGATCTCGTTGCAAGGTGATATCGTTGCAGCCGATGGGTGCATAGTACAAGATACACAGAAAGAAGATGCCAAGAACGAGAAGGCCGATCGCGAGGATCTTGTCGATGAATAGAAAGTAAATCGTAGCGATGACCAATGTCAAGATGACGGGCAGTAGAGTGTTCTTGCCGATTTCATAAGCATAGGTCATCGTCAGGGGCGCTTTCAACAAGATAGAGATGATCTCTCCAGATGGTAGTTCTTTGTAAGCCTGTTCGTAGTGGTCCAAGAGTTGCCGGACCAATTTCGATCGGATGAAGTCTTGTAGACGTGGGTAGAGGTAGGAGTTGTGCCAGTCCTCGAAGAAAAACCCGAGTTGAACGATGACCATGATCACGATGACGACCAACAGCGGCTTGAGCGCAATGGTGCCCTTTTTTTGGAGCGTTTCGATCACTCCACCATAGATATGTGGGATAGCGACATCTTGGATGGGTATCAAGAAGAGGAAAAACATGTTCATGAATGTATCGAACTTGTTTTGGTTCATGAAGTCGAAATAATAGTTGAAAATACCTGGAGGAGACTGTGATTGTGGCATTGCTTACATGTTTGATAGATTTTATATTTTTTTCTTTTCATAACATAAAATGCCAAGAAAGAAATATGACGCAAAGGGAGGGTTGTGGCCGTTTAATCAAAAAACTACAAAAACCTACAAAGGACTATCTTATACCTTGGAAACCATCAATACAGATGACAATCAATCGTGGATGATAGAGGAAGTAGATGGTGTAAATTACGTAAAATTGTTGAAAATAGTGCCAAAAACAGTTATAAAAAGTATTAGAGACTACGGTATAAAAATCGATTCAGCAAAAAACGCTGAAGCTATGGGATACAAACCAAGTCATAATAAAGTTGAAACAGGCAAACAGTACTTTTGTTCAACATATTATTGTACTATAGTGTATGAGGAAAAATTTCCTGATCCTGTTTTGATTGTTGTGGAAGCACCTGTAGAAATTGCTTCAACGTGGGACATTGTTTTTAAAGGTGGTAGTGAGTTGTACGTACAACGTGATATCCCGCCGAAATACATATATATTAGTCAAGATTCAAAACATCATACGGATTGTGACAAGTTTATTGAAATATTCTACTATAATCATATGCTTAAAACCATGGACTATACTGAACTCTGTCTAGACCATATTTCCAAGGTCCCCACCTCCAGTCAAAGTACATTACAGCATCCTCCAATTGACATATCTCCTTACATTTCGGTTTTACAGCGCGCAATTTCACGCGTAATGGTTAATCTGGACACCTCCTTAAATGACACTCAGAAGACTGCATTAAATAAATACCTCAAAGTAGAAGATTTCAGAGAATTCTCATTAGAAGATAACCCTCAAAATATAATAAAATTTATTGAAGTTACAAACGTAGACAACCTCTTTAATCGTGACGAAAAACAAGCATACTTCCGTTTAGTGAAGTATTCAAAGCTTCAAAAAGGCAGCGGCGTCAGAGTGACTTACAAAAAACATTCGTATAAAATACGTCAAGATGGCCGTGGAAGGTATATTCTCACAAAGATGGATGGACGCGTTTCATTGACGAATGTAAAAAAATGGCAAGTCAAGAATACCACATAGTTGATCACTATTGACTCCAACCCATTTCCTATCATACCTCTGGATCTATACATACACTCCGACCAACGAATTTTGTTACACCTTTGAACAACTTAGAGTGGTTTGCGTTTTTGTGTTGGGACACTTGATGTTGACACCATAAATGGTATCCTTGGTTGTTTAGCAAAAAAATAATCGACGCCATGGTGCGTTTGAAAACCATTTAAGGATTTCTCCAATTATAAAGATTGAGGGAAAGTGATAATATCCTTCCACCCTTTGTTCCCTACAGCGATCGCTTTAGTGCGGCATGCCCTTTGGTGGGTGAGTAGCTTGAACAAAGCGGGAACGTTGGATCCTGAATTCTCTAGAGCTTCAAAAAAGTTGATAAATCTAGGGTCATAAAACAGTTTCCAACACTCCATTATCCTGGTAACGAAACTACCAGATACATTGTTTCGAAGGAAGGCAACCTTTGGGACATAGAACTTAGGGTTGCGAAAATGCCATTACTGGAACGTACGCGATAAAAAGTGTCCCAACAGTAAATTGAAAGCACTCTAAAGATGCCTGTCCATTGAATGTTGGTTCTTGCCGAGTGTATGGAAGGGTCAGATCCTAGGATCTAATCTTACCGTTCCTTTTTGCAACAAGAGAAGATATTGTTGTCATCCTTGGTTGTTTTCTTTTTATCGACAGCGTTTGCCCTCGAGGAGAGTAACCTTTACTCTCTTTAAAATTTCGACCAAAAGATTTTTCGTCTAGAGAGAAGAACGGTCTACCTTCGGCAAGAAAATGTTTTCGTCGTTCTTTGAAAACTTGTGTTTGTTCTTCGAGACGTTTAGGTGCACTATAAAACTTTGCCTTCTTTCTAGTGTATCCGATTTTGTTGATTGCAGTAAGAACAAGCTCTTTGGATACATCAATATTACAAACATCTTTGACAATAGAAACAATTTTCCTGGTAGAAACAAAAGGATCTGCTATCAAAGCAGACTTTATCGTGCAAACAACGTGTTCTGATGAAAGACTCGGTTTTCTATAATATTGCTTTT